CGCCCACCTGCGCGTCCTTCTCCTCCATCTCCTCGTACATCTCGGCCTGCCGGGCGATATGGCCCGCGTCCGCCTCGCGGTGGATCTCGGCCAGTCCCTCGGGGGTGAGCCCGACCGAGGGGTAGGAACTCCATGCCTGCCGGAGCGCGAGAGAGCCGCCGAGTTCGATTTTCTCCTCGATGGGGCGGTCTTTGCGGGCCGGACGGCCATAGCGGTCTAAAAGGCTCACCGTTTATGCCCTCGCTTTCGCGTTATAACGCCCATGAGCGCGCCGGAGCGCCCCGGAACCGGAAACAGGCCCCCTCTGTAGGCGCGAACAGGGTCGCCTGCCCGAATCGGGCCTCTTTTGAAAAGACCGGATTACCATGTGCGCTGCCCTCCCGATCCCTGCTCCTTTGGACGCCTGAGTGAACTGTGGGGGTCGTCCTCTCCGGTGCCGCTGCCGAATCTGCCGAGCCGGGCCATGATCTGCTCGTAGCTGACCGGCTCGTTGGGGCGGGCAGCGCCGTGGAGCGCGAGCCCGAGCGCCCAGAAGCGGTCGGCGTGGCCCTCAGCCGTGCTCTCGGCATCGAAGCGCGAGTGCCCGGCAACGGTCACGACCCGCTTGACCGAGTGGAGATCCTCGCGCACGGCCTTATCGGCTGGCACCTTGAGTTGCCTGTCTTCAAATGTCCGGCGGACGGTCACGGCGAGGTCTTCCTTGACCGCAGGGGTGAACACCACCGGCTCGACCCGGGAACCGAAACGCTCGCGGGCGCGCTCGGCAAACTGCGCGCCTATGCCCGTGGCGTCTATGCACGCCCGGCGGAGGGCCGGGTGCGCCATGAACCCGTCGAGCACCCGTTCCTGCTCGGTGAACGAGATCCCGTGGAGTGTGCGTATTGCGCGCGTCCAGTAGAGCGGGCCGACCTTCTCAATGACCCAGATCACGCTCAAGTGCCCGGTGCGGGCGATGTCCATCCCGAGGTAGAGCTGGCTCTCGCGGGCATGATCGTCCGCGTTGAACTCCGTGGAAGTGCGCTGGTCTTCGCACCCAGCGATGAGGTCGAAGGGGAGCCATGCCGTGGCCTCGTCGAGGAACTCGCACTCGAACTCCTGAGCCCATGCGTCGGGGTTTGCGATACCGGCCCGGAGCTGCTGGATACCCATCTTGAGCCCGTCGGCCTTTGCCTGGTGTATGTCCGTGAGGTGGCGGGAGAAGCCCGCCTCCCCGTTGACCCAGAGGCGGTAGAACATGTTCTGGAGCCCGTTGGGAGTGGATGTGATGCGCACCTTGTGGCCCCGCGTGACCGTGGGGTAGAGAGCCTTCCAGATCTCGGCGCTGTCGCGGTGGAACGCGAACTCGTCGAGGAAGACATTGCCCGAGAACCCGCGCACCGTGTCCGGGCTTGCCGGGAGGCCCACGATCAGCGAGCCATTGGGGAGCGTGATCTCGGTGGATTTGAGGGCCTTGTCCTCGACCACGGCGTCGTCAGCGAGCGCGTTTAAGACGCGGAGGTGTGCCTTGACCTTGCCTATCACGCTCTTGCTCTGGCGCTCGGAGCGTGAGCGATGAGATTGTCTGACCGCACGGCAAGTGCCTCGTCCACGGCCTCAAGGGAGACGGCAAAGGACTTGCCGATCTGGCGGGAGGCGAGCCAGACCTTGAGCGGGGAGCGGTCATTGACGAACCGCTGCTGGTAGGGCAAAAGCACCGGGCTAGCGCTCGATCCCATAGGTCTCCCGGAGTATCCGGCTCACGAGCCGCTCGCGCTCCTCGCCCGGAGCCGCCTCGGCGATCTCCTTTATATGGACGGTCTTGAGGAGGGCTTCGAGCTTCTTGACCACGTCGTTCATGGCCCACTGGGCATTGTTGTCCACCTGAGAGTCGGGGAGTGTGTCGAAGTAGCGCTCGTAAGCCTCAAGGCGGCGCAGGAGCGCGTTGAACATGTATTGGTCATAGGAGACGCCCGTGGACTCGATGGCAAGGCAGCGGGCGTCTGCCCGGCGGATGCGACCGTCCCAGTCGCCCGTGTCGCGCCACGAGGCGAGGGTCTGGCGCGTGAGCCTGAAGCCGTAGCGCTTGTTGACCTCATCAGCCACTGCCCCGAGATTCTGGCCCCCATCTCGCGGTAGACGCGGAAGGCGAGGTCCTTGTTATGCACTGTGCCGATTCCCTTGTTGGCCATGGCCTACAGCTCCTCGTCCACGCCCTTGTCATGGGTGAGCCCGTCGAGGAGATCCCACCCCGCAGCAGTGAGGGAGGCAAACGCGATGTCGAACCCGAAGCCTTTCCGCCGGGTCAGCTCCGCGTAGCCTTTCTCTTCGAGATACCTGAGGTGGGCCGTGAGCGTGCCCTCCATCATGGGATACCCGAGGCTGTCGAGCGCGAACCGGAGAGCCTTGAGGTCAAGCGCCCCCGGGTACTCGGTCTTGAGGAGCTCAAGCAGGGCAGTGCGGATGCGCCGATTTCTTGCGGTGTTCGTGTTCACGCTTTACCTCGTCCAGCTCTTGCTGGTGTTGTGCGATCAGCCGCAGTAATACGAGCATCTCGCGATGTTCCGTGTTGTCGCGTTCCATGAACCTCTGCACCGAAGTACTCAGGCTCGCCATGGCCTGCGCCTGCGCGCCGAGGGCCTCGGCCTGCCGGGCCTGACTGTCCACGAACCGGCTCCCGAGGCTCCGCACGATGTAGTAGAGCCCCACGAGGATGAGCACCGCTATAAACCCACCCACCCCCGCGTTCATGAGCGCCGCGTAAAGAGGATTCAGCTGCACGCTCAATCGATCAACCTCGAACCAGCGCCCGTGATGAAGTCCGTAACCTTGTTACGCGCCCCGCGCTTCTCTGCCGAGCGCCCGATCACCCAGGTGGAGACGATGCCGCCCCATGCGTACCAGAACTCCGTGGGAATAAAGGTGGACGGCATCTCGGAGACCGGGACGCCCCGTAAGACCATCCCGATGCGGAAGACCAGATCCACGGTAATGGCCGCGAGCCCGAAGTAGACCACCGAGGGCCGGGCGCGCTTGGTGAAGGTATCGCCCTGCTGAAGCTCGGCCACGAGTACACGCTCCTTGGCCGCAAGCTCCGTGCGTATGGTCTGCTCCACCTCCGAGTCGCGGCGCTGGAGGATCTCCTCCAGCTCTGTTTGCATAGCCATGCGGTCTTTGTCCGTGGTCACGAACTTCTTGACCGTGGAGCCTATGGCCTCCACAGTGGAGCCGAGCGACCCCGCGAAGATGTCTGCGATCAGGCTCATGCCTTGCCTCCCGAGTACATCTCGTGCTTGAGAACCTCGCGGAACGCGGGCACGTCGAAGTTCGGGCATATCTTCCCCTGCGCCCGCCCGCTCTCTGTCTCGTAATGCCCGATCACGTTGTCCGGGTCGATGTGGTAGATGGTGCAGAGATCCATAAGCAGGCCGAGGAGCGCGCGCCACTGGGCGTCGGTGAATGCGTCCCGGCCTATCAGGCAGACGCCAATTGAGTCCGCATTGTGTCCGAGGGCGTGCGCGCCGATCTCGTCTCCGATAAGATCCGGGGAGCCGTCCAGGATGCGCCCGCATTCGATTGAGCCGTCCAGCGCTTCGATGGTGAGCCCTTGCACGGGCGTGCCGTTCTCGATCACGAAGTGGTATCCGATATCGCTCCACCCGCGCTCCCTATGCCAGCGGCGGATCTCCCGCGCGCAGCCGTGTGTGGAGTCCGAGCAATGGAGCACAATGGATTTGATCGCGCTCATGAGCGGGCCTCCCTGGCAGCGTCATAGCACTGGAGACAGATGGAGTCTCCACGAAGGGGGATGCACTTCTGCTGCGAAGGGGAACCATGTTCCCCTTCGAGACCCCTCTTTTTCCGCCGCTGCCGGATGCACCCCACCTGCTCGGTCATGCTCGCTCGAAGTAGCGTTGCTACGTCTTCGCTCGCAGTCCTCTCGCATCTGCGGCCCCCCGGCAGCGGCTCCGGTGACATGGAAGGGGCAGTGCAAGGAACAATGCAGACGGCACCAGCCTCTATGCGGTCGAGGCTCCAGCGGTCGAAGTTGTTAAGGTCTTGATGGGGATTGGAGGCGGAGCCGCCGGGACGAGCCCCGTTCGCCCCGGCAGCTCCTGGCGGTGAATGCTTTTGGTTTCGTCTGCGGTTCGCGGTATCCATAGACCTAAGTCTATGGATAGGGGGCGGTTCAGTCTTGTGACATTGTCAGGGGGGGGGAGCGCAGCTAAATCGCTTTATTATGGAACAGGAAAAGCTGGAGAGCCAGGAACCAAGTCTAATCTATAGCGGCAATAAGTTCCTCTGTCCCGCCGAACCGCAAGAGAAACTCACCATAGCTAGACCTAAACAGGTCACGCAAAACGTCTTCAATCTCAACGGGTTTGTCGGTATTATTATCACCATCAACTGAAAAGCCATAGTTTTTTTGCTTAAGGATTGAGTACAGGAATAGCGTATGGAAATAGACTTGAGAGGCATATTTATTATCGGCAACACGTAAGGCTTCATCGCCATCAAGCTTTGATTTATATGACTTGATTAGGCTGCTGTCCATATTAATGAATATCTTCTCAAGTTCATCTTTGTCATTGGCAATCGTAGCCATGATCTCGTAATCATCCATGGATATGCCGTGCTCTTCCAGAGTGCTCCATGTAGTGACGCCTTCTTTGTCATCTTTATAGACCAGGATCATTTCGGGCAAGCCTATCTGAGGAACTTCAGGCTCTTCGGGCTTAGGATCCTTAACCTGCATTTGTTCTATTTTCACGTAAAAAACCGCTTGCAAGGGCTCATCAGGTGTCTCAACCGAACTAAGATCCGCCCTGATCTCGATTTCTTCCCCCACTTGAAGCGTACCCCTTGGCTGCAGATTAACCCTAATGGTTCCCTCATGCGGATTGGATTTGACGACCTGGAAAAAATCCTCAATCTCCCTTGGTGCACCTGGGGCGGTTCCTCCTCCTGCATCATTAGTCCCACGGTTGAGGACAAAGAGCTTCAGGTCACCCCTGTCTTTAATGCGATCAAAGTATTCATCCTCCACATCAGTGCTGAACATTATGGTTTTATCGCCAGGCATGGGGATGCCTTTCATGACCTTTCCTTCATTGTTAGGCTTTCCGTTAATATTAAACACAGATGGATATCTCTTGGAAACGAACGGTTCCTTATCAGGGGGAGGCTTCTTTGACTTATTTTGCTTAGTATCCTTTTCCTTTTTGGAGTTGTCGGGCTCCTCAAGTTTAAAGGTTTGCTTCAGTAACTTCAGCATTTCAGGATTTAACGGCAAACCCTTGGAAAAGGACTTCAGTAGATCATTTGCATCACTGGTGTCTGCGGAGAACGAGTCTTTCCTTTGCTTGTAGATGTCGCTTAATTCACTTTTCCTTATGTGATCAGCAAGCAGCCGCCTGATGTGATCAGCCTCTTTCCCGTTCTTAAGGCGATCTCTGGATGCCATAAAAAGGTTGTTCCTGTAATGGAGCGAGAGGTGTGTGCAGTCAACATGTATGAGGAGATAGTCCTTAAATAGCTTCCATTTCAACGCTCTTGTGATGAACTCGGAAGTATAGAAGCCATGGACTTGCCCGTTGAGGCTAAAGGCGACGCTCATATTGTTTTTGCAGAATTCGTTCTGGATTGTCTGTTTGAATTCCTTGACTGACTTTTCTTCGCTCTTGACCTTAAAAAGAGTCGCGTAAATCTTGATATCCCCCACTTCTTTATTCCCATTGATCACGAGTGATATCTGACGATCCACATACTTGTTTTTTTGGTCTTGTAGCCTATTGGAAAGCCCAAACATAATGCGCTCAAGACCCGTATCCTTCGGGTATCTTTCCTTACGGTCAATGATGTAAATGGGCAGGGCGGGGTTATGAAGATATTCATTAACGCTCTGATTTAGGTCTCTTGAAATAACGGACTTACTGCCTGGGGGCAGATCATAGGAATACAGCTTAATGAGAGATCCCGTCCGAAATTTCCGATTAAAGAGATTCAATTCAAGCTCATCTATAGGGAACTCTGGAATCCTACCCTCTGGACAAAAGTATTCGTAATAGGTGTTTTTCTTCGTGTCAGCTTCTTCCGCTGTCAAAGGGTGGATTCTGACCAAGGTAAAACCGAAGTTGCCTGAATTGTCAAAGCGCTTTGATGCGACAAGCTGATATCTATTTTCGCCGCAATAGACTACAGCACCAGCTCCGCCCATATTGTATTTGCCTTGAACGAATTTAATCTCGTTTTTGTTGCCACGCAGTAGCGACAAGAAAGTGCCAGGGAAGGCCTGAGGGTGCTGACCCTCTCCATTGTCATAAATGATGAGGGAGGTGTTCATTTTGGGGCTATTGGGGTCAGCCAGAATCTGTATGTCCTCAGCTACCTGCCGTCTATACTCTGAAACATCGAAGTTCTCGTAGTTATAGAACATGCGCACTGCTGCGTCCATAGTCCGGGGAGCGTCGTGTGATCTTGGGTCAATCCCTGCTTCAAGGCACTTCTTCATAAGGAGCGCGTCAATTGAATTGGTAAGCTTTTCGACAAGGGCAGCTACAGGATTAGCCTGCTGGTTTTCGATTACGCTGAAATTGCTTTCGGTATCTCCGTAAGGTTGCCAATTGGCAGGATCGTGAAAAATAGGATTGGATTGGAGGACACTGTTAACAGCATCTTCAGTTGGGGCATTGTAAAGCTGTCTAAAGAGGCCATCCATACATGCACCCCTAAATGTTATCAGCTCTACTGCGGAATTCAGATTTCATTGTGGAAAGCAATGCCTCTGCCCTTGTTATTATGATTTCTTCAAGTTCAGCGTAGCGCATATCTGATTTCCATGTTTTCTTGAAATTAAGTATATCCCTCTCGACTAAATGTATGCATCTCTCTAGGTGATCGGAGTCAAGCTTATCAATAAGGGTGACCCTGCCATCTCTATCCACCCATATGGAAGTTTCCTGGGCCTTAGGGTATTGAACGTAATAAAATTGTTCTTCAATGAGACGTTTCACAGCCTCTCCGATCTTCTCATCCATTTTCGCCCCTCCCTTGTTGCCTAAATCGCAACCTTCTTGGTAATTTAAGGCTCCCCAAGTCTTCCTCGTCCCAGTTTATTGCGCTACCGTATTGCTCTAGCAGCTTAGTGGGATTTGTACGAATATGAGCCAAGTCCCCCCCAATTATGTAAAAGAGAAGAACTATTGCGACTTGTTGATTTTCCTTACGTGTGATCATTCGTTTTTTAATTGACTCCCACAACAAGCCAGCCCAAGGGTTTGCAGATAAATCTAAATTTACTTTAGAAATTCTCCTCACAGCTTCATTTAACGTGAACCCATGTTGCACGCAGAGTTTTATGACATGCGCAATCATCAATAAGCCGACAGGCCTAAAGAGCAGATGCCCACCCTCTGAATGCCGGTATTTTATTGTTTGAGTATGATCTTTTGAGACATGGCGTAGTTCAGGAAAATGTCTTTGTAGGCAGTCTAAAAGTTCAACAGTCTTTTGATAATATTCATGAATAATATTTTCGTTAGGTCTTACACTAAGGAAGGCCTTCCATTTAGAGTCATTTGAATCAGGCAAGTAAATATTTACCGCATCATATAAAGCGACTAGAGTCGTGATGCTTGCTTTATCATTGGAGGGGATGCTTTTGCCAATCACGCGAGTATTAATCCTCTCGTCATAAAATAGAGGATACTCATCAAGCAATTGTCTTATTATAATGGCTACAGTATCGTCTTCGTCTAAGGCAATAATATCCCGCTTTGAAACGGCTTTTGCGTAACGGTTTAAAGTGCTAAACAATCGCCTTGTACGTTTCATGCTTTCGGGATCTTTTTTGGCAGAGAGGAATATCACGGAGACCTCATCATCGCCAATTGAAGCATTGCGCTTGATGGCCCTATGAATGCCGGCCACTCTATGCTGCCCATCGATGGCAAATAGCTTTTCCCTGCCCGTGAGAGATAAATATCCGATAGCCCCCTCAAGATCTTCGGGAATGTCAGATGGGTCAAAGCGCTGGTTCTTGTTTACTGACAATGCATACCAACTGGGCGATCCGTCATAAACCCCAATGATCAATGTGTTAAAGAAACGTTGCTCTTGCTTAACGAGGTAATCCGCAATTTTCTGTGAGCGAGAGGTTAGCGTCCTCTGGAGTAGATCGTTCAGGGTCTTGCTCGTATGAATTTCCTCCGCATACCTAACCCGTTGGGCTATGTCACTCAATTTCATGTATGAAATGTAATAAATCCAATCCCCCATCTGAGCCCTTAGGGACGGTAGCCATATTATATCGGTGGATGCTTTTGTCACGGTAAGATACCTCTATACACCCTGCTAACCTCAGCTGGGAATCTATCGTTCATGGGTGGCTTCATCGCTTTAAGGAGTTCATTTTCAACAGTAGTAGGATCCAACTGAGCATCTAGTGGCATGCAAATGAAGTAAATATTATCTGCATATTTTCTAAGGATATATTGGACTTTTGGTCGCGGACTTTTCTTTGTTCCTGCTTGCTCTTCTAGATACTGGGCAAAGCGTTTTCTTAGATTTTGACGAGTTGTTTGTCCAACGTACATTAAATATGCATACGCAGGGTGTATAGCGGCGCGCGACTTAACTGCGCTTGGAAACGCGACAATACGGTAGCCGGTCGGATTTGATTATATCAAACAGCCGTTGATCCACCCCGCTTCCCTACCTTGTAATTGGAGATCAGCAGTTCCTTGACGCGCTTGGCTTTGTGGGCTCCAGCGGCCGTATAGGTAGTGGCAGCCTCCTGAATATGGAAATCCGCAAACAGCTTCCGAATAACCCCTGCGTCGTTGATGGACATAAGGAACCTGCCCTGTACCCCGGCAAGCGTGTCGCGCAGGGTGGTGAAGTCCTCCCGCCCGAATACTCCCTTGCCGTAGTCGTTCTCATGGCCGTAGTACGGCGGGTCGACATAGAAGAAGGTCTCGGGCCGGTCGTGGCGGCGGATGAGTTCAGCATAAGGTAGGTTCTCGATATAGACCCGCGAGAGCCGGAGGTGGGCTGCCGAGAGATCCTCCTCGATACGCAGGAGGTTCAGGCGCGAGGGCTGGGTTGGGGAGATGCCGAAAGCCGGGCTCGTGACCTTTGCCCCGAACCCACCCTTCAGGAGGTAGTAGAAACGGGCGGCCCGCTGGATGTCCGTCAGGGTCTCCGGGGACTCCCCTTTCAGGCGCTCGAACTCATCGCGGGAGACGAGTGCCCACTTGAAGTACCGGACGAACTCCTCCAGGTGATGCTTCACGACGCGGTAAAGGTTGATGAGATCGAAGTTGATGTCGTTGATGATCTCGACCTTCGAGGGCTCCTTACGGAAGAGCACCCACGCGGCCCCGGCGAAGACCTCGCAGTAACAGCGGTGCTGCGGAATCATGGGTACGATCGTCCCGGCAAGCTTGGACTTGCCTCCCAGATACGCCAGAAAACTCTTCATGTGATACCCCCCAGCGTGCTACACTATCCCCGCGTCGTCGACGGCGCACGGGGAGCGTGGCCCGTTTCGGGTGATCCATGGTTGATCATGGGTCGGTGCGCCGTTGCAGCGGCGCGCCCGCGCTCCTCTGGCTTTACTACTAGACCAACATCTTCTCGGTCAATATGTCGGCGGTCTTTATCCTGAAATTCAAGATACTCAGGGCGCTCGCCGTGCCATACGTATCCCAGACGTAGACCGAGACCCTGTCCCCCGGCCGCACCACCAGATCCTCCGAGTAATCCTGCGTGCCCGCGTCGAAGAACGAATACTGGGCCGCAGCAGGTGAGCCATTGATATACGCCCGCGAATAATAAAAGCGGTTATTTGCACTGCCCGTGATCGTCCAGCTTAGCGTGACTACCCCGAACCGTTTCACAACGCCTACCCGGCCTTCCGCCGGAGTCGTTGAATTAACCACCCGAGCTGAATCATTACCGATAAGCGTGACCGCCCCGGGCGTATAAAGCCTCACTACCGGGCCGGTGACCAGGTCGCAGAGCCCGAGCACGATGGTCGTTGCCGAGCCGGGATCCGTGTCCGTGTCGCCCATGACGCATGTCGCGCTCACGTATCGTGCGGTGGCTGGGGGCGTCAGCGGTACGGCAACGACGGTCTTTGGCATGGGCACTACCGATACCTTGTTGTACAGGATTTCCGTGGAGCCGTCGATAAAGACCTTGTCCTTATCGTAATAGTCCACGCTGAACGTCACGCGCACGCTTGCGTTCGTGGCGGAGAACCCCACGAACAAGGCGGCGGGAGCCTCCGGGCAGATAGGGGCGAGGTCGCTATTCGCCGTGCCACCGCCGTTATCTGCCCCGCCCGGATGCGTGAATTTCAGGGCGTGGCTCCCCTTGAACGCGGTATCCCCGTCGAGCACCACCGTGCCGCCGCTGAGGGTCGACACGTCCCAGTTCAAGGGCATCGGGGGCGTGCCCCCGTCGTCCACCTCGAACCACGGGTTCGGGAGGTTGCCCCCCACGATCGTGCCGATGGCCGACTCGTGGGCGTCGAAGTTATCCTTGATCTTCTGGCAGAGCCCCTGGGTTACGGGGTCTTCGACATCGATCTCGGACTGCAAAATGGCATCGAATGGCGGCATTGTGTCCTCCTCCTAGTACATGACCGTGTGCCGGTCGGGGTCGGGGTCGAGCAGGTCGTCGCTGAATATGAACCCGTACCACCTGCGCTGCTGCACCGACGCGTCCGACCATTTGGGCGTATCGTTCGGCGCAATGTACGCCACGCCCGAGCGCAGGCACTCCCTGAACTTGAACCTGATGCGGCCGCTACGGAGGCGCTCGCGGTAGACCACCTCGAAGGCCTCGCGGTCGTAAGGGCTCGTGTCCGCGTTCAGGATGTGCGAGGTGCTGAGCCAGACGTAATCGCCCACGCGCACGTGCGACTTTTCGAGCCCGTACTCGGCCTCGTAGGTGTGCGGGCCGAGCTTCAAGCGCCAGGTCTTCCGGATGGCCGCGTTGCGGTTGAAGTTGTTCAGGGCCTTGTCCGTGGCCATCCCCCGCCTGTGCCAGCGGTTTCTGATCACGTAGGGGATCTTCCTGCCGAGGGCGTGCTCTCCCTCAAGGCCCACGTCTGGCGAGGTGGCCACGCGCGAGTACGAGCGGGCCTCGTCGTGGTCGTCGAATACGCCCCGGTTCCAGAGTATCCAGGTGGACGTGTGGCGCTCGTCGAGGTCGCGCGTCACGACCGGCACGGTGGACGCCGCCGCGTCCGTGAAGTGCTCGTAGACCTTGCCCGGCTCGTTATGTACGTTCCGCCTGATGGTGAGCTGCCCGTCCTCATTCTCCCAGAACCGCGCCTCCAGCAGATCCACGATCTCGAAAATAAGGGTCTGAAGGTCCACGTCCGTGTCTGTAATGACTGCCTGAAAGTCCACGGGCGTGTCGGGGAAATCGCGCCACTTCGCGAAGCTGGCCGTGTCGATGAGCGCGGAGGGATATCCGGCATCGCCGAGCAGTATCTGATCCTTGATGATGTCGAAGGGATGCCCGTCGTACACGCGGGCAAGGCCGACCTTGACGTCACGGGCGTGGGCCACTGCCGCTGTGCCGTACAGGCCGCGCGTCACCCCCGTGACGCGGTAGGCCTCGGTGTCCACCCCAGTGTATCCGACGATCTCCTTCTCGTCGATGGCTAAATGGAGCGTCTCGCCCACTCCGGGCACGGGAATCTCCTCGATGCTTGACAGGGGGACGTAATCCGACGAAGCCGAGATCTCGGTGATGGTGGTCACGGAGATCTCGGCCACCGGCTTGACCTTGGAGAGGTCGCGGCCGAGGCCGGGGGCCTCTATGCTGGCCGTGGAGCCCTTGGTGATGAACTTCTCGATCTGCCCGACGAAGGCGAGCCGCCAGTCCGCCTCGGCCAGGTCGTCGAAGCCCTCGCGGATCTCCACCGGACGGCCCTCGTAACTGTCGCGGTGGCGCGCCTTCAGCTTGGTGAACTCGGGGGCTTCCACGAGAGGATCCGGGCGGGTGGCGATGTACTTGTCGAGCACGGTATCGCGCGTGAGCGCGTTGTTGCACGTGATATACGCCCTCCCGGTCTGGGTCTTGTCCTTGTGGATCGCGGTCGGGCCGAGCCTGACTTCCCTGACCAGCTGGCGCGGTCCGTGGAAGGGTGTCTCGTGCGTGGTGTAGCGGTACCGTTTGGGCTCCGGGGCATAGTTCGCGCGGTCGCGGCAGGTGTCATACGTGTTGTAGCACTTCGGCCCCGTGGCCGTGCATGCGCCTGTCCCGAAGGTGAGCGTGCAGGCGTCCAGCACGAGGGTGGCCATCCACTTGTGCTCGCGCGAGGCCTCGGCCCTGTGCCCGTCGAAGGTCGGCATACTATCCGGCCTCCGGGTCGTCGTCAGGCCCGGCCAGGTCGAGGGTGATGCGGTCCACCACGCCCCATAGGCGCTGCGGGGTCTCGAGCTTCGAGCCCTTCTTCCTGCGCATCCAGAATATAACCTTCGGCAGGAGGTCGAGGTCGGGGGCGATCAGGAACGGCCTCATATGCCGGGCGTGCCGCCTCCACCAGGGGCGGAATGTGCCCATGACCCACGCGCTGTCGAGCGACACCACGCTGGCCGCGAGGTGTCGCCGGTGGCCCTCCACGTCCACCCGGAGGGGTTCGCCTCCCGGGCTCCACGGGTCGTCGGAAGTGGTCTCCTCGTCGTAGACAGCGAAGGGAGCCTCGGGCGGATACGGGCAGGTGAGCGGCTCGCCGAGTATCAGAATAGACATCCTCGCGGCGACCGAGGCCGTGACGATCCCGACCCGCCAGTAGGGCGCGGTGGCGGAGGCGAACGTCTTGAGCACGGGCCGGTCGTCCGCCGGGGTGAAGGGCGCTAGCGCCTCGACCTCTTCCCCGGCCCAGAGCCCGGTCTCGGAGTACTCCACGCTTACGGAGGCCACGGCAGAGCCGAGGTTATGCCTGCGGATGCCGAGGCCCGACGTGGCAGCGTTCGGGTATACGGCCCATGCGTCCGTGTACGCCGTGCCCACCGCCGCGACCGCATCGTACCAGTTCGTATAGACCTTCGCGGCGACGGTACCCTGAGGGAGCGTGACGTCCGCGCCGGAGCCAGCCGGGCCGACCGACTTCGTGAGCAGCGTCCAGCCCATATCCGCCGTGTAATCGTACAGCACGAGGGTGCTGAGCGTGACCCCGGCCGCATCGAGGCAGATCAGGCGGATGCGGTATTTGCCGCTCGCGTAACCCGTGATACTGTTACGCACCTGGACGCGGCTCACCACCGTGCCGTCGAGGGTAAAGGCGTCGGAGACGGCCCCGGTGACATTACCGCCCGAGGCCACGAGCTTCGCGCACTTCGAGCCCGAGTAGACCACGGAGGTCTCGATCACCGCTGAGTTCTGCCTCCAGTTCGTAAAATCGCTCTCGAAGGAAGGGTTCTGAACCCTGTTGCACGGAGCGGTGATGTACTTGGTGCCGGGGCCGTTACCCTGCCACCAGGTGTCGCCCATAAGGTCCGAGAGGTTCAGTACGTTATACCCGGCGTCCGGATCCGGATCCGTGTCCGTGGCCGTGGGCGTGCCGTCCAGAAGGCGGCTATCGTGCCCGAGTATGGTCAGGTCGCTCATGCGGTGAGCCCGTCCTTGCGGAGCTTCTCGACGCTCGTGTAGATGTCGCGCGCCACGTCGTCGGTCGATTGCCCGAAGACGTTCTGCGGGTACACGTTCACCACGATATTCGGCTCGCGCGCGGGCGCTGGTTCCGCAGCGGCGATCCCGCCGGGCGTGGTGGACGTGGAGCCGGGGCCGGAGCCAGCCATGGACGCGCTCGGCACCGAAGGCGGCCCCATGAGTGTGGCCGCCGCAATCGCCGCTATCTGCGCCGCGCCTATACCCTTAATAACCGGTATCATCCACGCGAAGCCCGGGCCCGCAGCTAGGGCGGCAGTTACACCCTGAGCTATGTTTATACCAGCCATAGTCAGGGCGTATGCCTGTTGAGCGTAGAACATGGATTTCTGGGAGGACTTCGTCACAGCCATAATAGAGAACAGCGCGCCGAAGGCCATGTTGGCCGTGGCCGCGTACATCTGCATCTTGCGCTGCATCATCATCCCGTCCAACTGCATCTCGAAATCCGCTTGTTTCTGTTGCAGGTCGGCCATTTTCGCCCCCTTGGCCGCCTCCGCTTCCACTTCTTCCTCGTGGAACCTCTTGAGGGCCTCAATTTGCTGGTCGAACAGCATCTGACTGTTCGCGACGCCGCCGAAGTCGAGCATGCCTTCGGTCATCATGGACATCCCCCGCCCGAGGTCACCGCCCATGAGCGAGTTGGTCTCGTTCAGCAGGCCCTTAACCTCATTGATGCGATCCATATACGCCTGCATCCGGGACTCCGCCAGCTTCAGGGCGTCCTCAATCGCGTCCATGGTGCCGAGAGCTTTGTCTCTGACCTCGTCAAGCTCGGCCATCACCACAGTGGACACAGCGCGCACGTGCCGTTCCGTGGTCTCGCTCTGGCTGCCGATCACCAGCGATAAATTGTCCGCTGCCTCGCCTGCCATGTCCATGGCGTACTCCCAGAACCGCCCGGTCTGCTCGGCTGATTCCCCGAGCTTCATGGACATTTGCTCAAGCACCACGGCGGCTTCTCCGCCGGGCTTCTTAAGTAGCTCCATCCCGGCGGCATAGGCCGCGCCGGGCTTGTATGCGGACTCCGCGTGGCGCTCCGCACCCGCAGTCATCTTGGCCTGCCAGCCGCTGACGGTCTCCGCCCACGCGGTGAACCTGCCGGAGATATTATCCGTGAGCCCGACTTTGTCCGAGGCTTTGGCGAGCAGCCCCGCGCCCGTGAGCCACGAGCTAAAAAAATCGAGCACGGCGGCCCCGGTGGAATAGGCCATGGCCTCGGTGGCGTCGAAGAACCGCCCCACGTAATCGCTCGCGATCAACGCGCCCGCCGAGAGGAAGTCGAAGCCTTTGATAATCCCGCCAAGGGCGAACAGGGCGATGGACGCCACTGCCTCGAACCCGCGCCCGAGGAAGTCGAGCAGGCCGAAGAGCCCGGCGGCGAGCCACTTGGCCGAGCCAGCCACGAGGGCAAAGGCCCTGTTCACGATGTCGCCGAGGAAGAGCAGGATATTTTGCCCTTGCACCTTGAATGCCTGATACTTCTCGGCCTGGGTCAGGATCTCCAGATTATGGCGGCCAAGCGCTTCCGTGCCAGCCTCGATGGTGGCGTTCAACACGGCCATCTTCCTGTCCTGTTCCGTGAGCTGATCCACGGTCTTATGGATGCTCCTGGCGTAAGCCGCGTTGGCCTCGCCGATCTTGAGCGAGATCCCGAGATTGTCGATCATGAGCGGGCTGGCGCGCCCGATACCCGTAACCAGGCTGTCGAATGCATACGTCATGCTGATGCCCATGTCCCGCGCCTTTGCGCGCGAGATCTCTATGAGCGCGCCGAGGTGCTGGATCGGGATGCCGAGGGACATGGCCCGGTTCGTGGCCTCCACGAGGGTGTTGTCAGGGATGAGCCCTGCCGAGGCAGCCTTGATGCGCGCGAATTCCTGCTCCGCGTCGCGGCCCATGGCGCGCACCATACCCCTGAACGCCTGGCGCGACTGTTGGTAATTGGCCGCTGCCTCGCCTAAGTCGAAGGCAGTCACCGCTGTTCTGTACGCCGAGTACACCGCCGCGCTCACCCCGAGCCACTGGCCCTTGATCCGCTCGGCGAACCCCGCGCTCTGCCGCGCGGCCTTTTCGCCCGAGTCCGCGACCTTCCGGTCGACGCTATCCACGGCCTCGATGGCCGCGCGGCCGTCGGCGTCGATCACGAGCGTCACCCTGTTCCTGTTACCTGCCATGGATCAGCCTCAGCTTTCTCAGCTCCATCTCCTCCACGATCACCGCGAGGTCCTCCCACTGCTCGATCTCCAGGAGGCCGTTCCAGTCGAACCCGGCCACCTGGAGCCGGTATATCCACCAGAGGAGCGAGAGGTACTCGCCCGGCCTGTAGCCCCTGCGCGGGCAGCCGTGGCAGACCGCATCGAGCAGCGGGCCGCTCCGGCTGGTGCAACGCGCCCTGCGGGCGTCGTTGCACTGGTCGAGGAATAGGTCGAGTTCGGCACGGACGTCTAGCTCCCCAAAGGGCCGGTCTCGTGGCCTCCGCCGTCCACGGCGGGAGCGTGGACGTCCTCTCCCGCATGGCCGCCGCCGTCCCCGTCGTCCTCGCCGTCCATCTCCATATCCACGGATGCGCGCGCGCCCTCGAAAACCACGTAGGCGAGCGTCTGGATGTGGTCGCCCGCGAGATCGCGGATCAGGGCCTTCCAGTCCGTGCGGTAGTGGGGCGAGGCCGGGTCGGACGAGACGGGCTCGGGCTCTCCGGACGCGCCGGGCACGCCGTAGTCGCCCTCGCGGAACCCGGTCAGGATCTCAAGGCCGTACTCCTCGCGCGCGGCATATGCGTTGAGCTTGACCTTCTTGCCCTTGCGCAGGATGGTCATGGCAAGGAACCCGGCGCGTTCGCGCGGCGTGGGCGTGCGGTAATACAGGACCACCTCGCCGCCGCTCACTGCGTCGTCGATGGCCAGCTCGTTCTGGTGCGTGGGGCTCAGTATCCTCATCGTGTGTTGCCTCCTAGTCAAAGGTTATTTGTATCTCGTCGTCGCCCGAGGTGCGCTTGCACTCGAAGGGCAGGTCGAGCGTGCGGACTCCGTCGCGATCCGCGAGGGCCACGGAATCGTACTGCGCCTTGGGCGCGGAGAACTTCACGCGGTTATACTGCGTGTCCCCGAGCGTGGCCAGCACGGCCTGGGGAGTCCCGGCGAGCCACTCGGTGAAGAAGTCCTTCGCGGCGATCAGCTCCATCTCCGGATCCACGCTCCCCGAGGGCGCGCGGCCCGTGATGAGTATCTCCTTGACGCCCGTGGCCTCGTTGGCCGACATGCGCTTCCCGATGGTGTTGCCCATCTTGAGCCCGAGCTTCGAGACCACGGCCGCATACGCGCCGAGAGTGAACGCGCCCGAGAGGAAAACCGGGGGCTGCACCGTGGGGTTGAGCCAGGTGGGCGTGACGAGCACGGCGGTCGCGGGCTTGGCGAACAGCGCGCTCATGCTGAACTTGGCCGAGCCTGCCTTACCCACCTCCAGCCCGAACTCCACGTCGCCCCTGCACCCGGCGAGCTTGTACAGCACCCCGCCGTCATAGAACCAGATGGCGCACGACTCGTGCGCGGTGCTGGCGGGGTTGTACGTGACCTTCTCGGCCCCCGGCGTGGTGACCACCGTGGGCGCGAGGCCGCAGGCTCTGAGGAGGGCGTCCGTCTCCGGGAGGTTCACCGCGCTGTACGCCGAGCCGAAGCCGCGCAGATCCACGTCGAAGGATATCTCCGCGCTGCGCACGCCGATCCTGTGCGCCCAGGGCGACATGGACGGCCCGGCCGCGTTGCGCGCGACCTTCTCGCCCTGCGCCTTCCACGATATGCCCGTGGCCACCACCGCGTTCACCTCCGTGGGCGCGGGATCCGTCCCGTATGTCGCCTCCTTCTTCACGAGAATTACGCCCCTACTTGCCAGTTCCATCCGGCACCTCCTCCTGCTGTTTTATCTCCGGGGCTCCGTCCACCCGGAGGCCGCCCTCGCGCACTGTTTCCTTCACGCTCGCCGGGGGCGGCTCCTTTACCTTCTGATCCTTCGCCATGGATTCATCCTCCTCTATTCCATCGTGATTAAGGGCAGCTGCTGGCCCGTGTGTACGGTAAACTCGTAGACGACCACGCCGCCCTTGTAGTCCATGATCGCGCGGGAGACCACCCGGAAGGGCTCGATGTCCGCGAGACCGCCCCGCTTGCCGTTGACCGCGTCGCGGGCCGCGTCGAGCACGGCGTACATGCTCCGCGCGGCCTCGGCAGGGCTGCGCAGGTTCCGCCCGAAGACCAGCACGCCCCACTCCATCTCCGGGGCCGGGCGTGCCCCCGTGGTGCTGTCGCGGTCGCCGCCGAAGTAGACGAAGGCCGAGGGGTAGCGCTTGGCCTCGGGCACCTCGGCCTCCACCGCCGAGCCGACCTGCTCGAACACCCCGCTGGCCTCAAGCAGGCCGATAAGCGCGTCCTCGATATCCCTGGTCGTGACCATATTTCTAGTCCACGATATTCTCGGCCACGCGGATCTGGATTCCGAGCGGGGGGGTGATCGTGGCGCGCCCGCCCACGCCGTCGAACATCACGAGCTCGTACACGCCCGAGACCGCCGAGGCTGCCGAGGCTGCCGGGTTCGGCACGGAGACGATCCCGCTGGCAGCGTCCTCGATGGAGCCCTCAAGCGGGCCGATGGCATAGGCCGCGTCCTCGGGGTGGAGCTTGACGCCGAGGGTGAAGCTCATGCCCGTGATGTCCTTGGGCGCGCCCGCCTCGGTGAGCTGAAACCTGAGCGGGGCGGTCTCGCCCTTGATCAGTGTCAGTGCGGACAGGCTCATAGCAGAGTCACCTCCAGTTGGTCGCTGTTAATGGTCGCATCAAGGCGATCAAGGTTGAACGTCTGCGCGGGGACGATCCGCCCGGCCCCGGCGTTGTAGAGCGCGGCGCGTTCGTCGGCGGAGAGAGCGCGGCCCCAGATGCCGAACTCGTCGAGGAGCCCGGTGGTCTTGGACGACGCCCATACCATGGTCGTGAGCGATGTGTCCGGGACAAAGACCTTGCCCGGCAGATATTGCGTGTTGCCAGACACGCCGTCTATGTAGCCCTTGATGACCGTGTCGTTCGTGCCGGGGCGGTACTCCCACGTGCCTATGACCAGATGCCACGCGCCGAGGGTGAAAGCCCCGAGGGTTAAGCTTATGTTGATGGTGCCGTTGCCAACGACCCAGACGAGGTTCACCCCGCCCGAGAGAAACGTCCTGAAGTACGAGTAAGCCCCGCCCGAGGCGAGGGAGTTGAAGAGCCTCACGTCCGAGGTGGCCGGATCCATCTTCACCCAGCACGCCCATGTGCCCGCGTCCTGGTTGAACACGGAGAGCGGGAAGCTCACGTACTGGTTCAGTGCCTCGACGAAATTCCCGCATCGCCCGAGTTTGCCCGTGTCCACGGTGGTCGCGCCGCCCGCGCTCGATGCGTGGCGCGCGTTGCCCGAGGAGTCCTTCACGTCTCCGCCGAGCCCGTCCCACGCGGGCTCCTCCATGCGGTAATAGGCGCGCGGGGCGCTTAGAAGCGCGGGGGTGAGGATGGTGTCGAGCCGGGTGGCCTCGATCGCCATGATCCTAGTACCCCTCCATCGAGCCGCGAGTGAAGACCTGGCTGCCGCTCGTCACGTTGGTCTCGGCCCCGGACTGCTGGGCCGCGGGCGCGGGCTCTTCGGCAATACCGAGCCCGGCGATACCCCGGGCGATGGCCTCAAGCCGCCTGACCGCGTCCGTGTACCGCTCGCGCCTGACCTCGGGCATGCTCTGAACCGTGCGGGAGTAGAGGTGGTAGACGGCCATGTCTCCCGAGAGCTTCCGCAGGAGCGCGGGCACCGGCTCGACCGGCACGCTGTAGCGCCGCGATATGTACGCGTCGATCTCCGCGTCCGCCTGCGAGATGGCCTCGTCCAGGCGGTCGAGGTTCACGCCCCCGAGGTTCTCGTCGTCGGTCAGCTCGACGAGCAGTGCGCGCGGGATAAGCTTCTCGATCTCCGTCTGAGTGCAGTAGGGCATGGATTACTCTCCGGCCCCGGCCTGCTCGTGGCCCATCGCGCCCCAGACAGCATCGCGCTCCCTGGCCGTGATGCGCTCTTCGGGGAGCGTCTCGACCTTCTCAAGCGCCGCGTTGACCTCGTCCACCTGCGGACGTCCGTCCGTGGTCCATGCGCCCTCGGCGGACGGGTCGATGGTGTTGATCGCCCACGTGATGAGCTGCACGCGGTCGGCCCCGTCGGGCGGGAGATCCACGAGCCTCTGCCTCCCGGCCTCGCGGAGCGCGGCCTTTGCCTTCTCCGAGGTTACGGTCACGTTCGCCGATGCGGGCAGAGCCCTCACGCGCACGAGCGTGTCGGCGCGCAGGAGCCCGGCCTCCTCGTCCGTGACCTCCACGTCCTGCTCCTCTGCGGTCACGTAGACCCCGCCGCGCCAGAAACAGCGGGCCGGGCCCTTACCCTTGTGTATCACCGAGACCCGGAGCTTATGGGTTGCGGTGGTGCTTGCTGTGTTGTCTGCCGGACTCATCGTGTATGAGCCTCCTTTCCGGTTGAGGGTTAACGGAGGGGGTGCGCGTGCACCCCCTCACGGGTGATTACAGCCACGGCACCACGAGCAGCTCGGCCGTCTTCCACCACGGGTTCGTGGCCCCGCCCGCGTCGCGCTCGTTCATGAGGATCGCGCGCGCAGCGCTCTCAAGCGTGGGCGGCACCACAAGCAGGGTCGGCGTCACGCCGAGGGGCTTGCCCGCCTCGTCCTTAAAGCTCATCATCGCGGCGCGGGCTGCGGCATAGGCTGCGGCGTCCAGCGTCTGCTTGGAGCCCCAGGCGAGCTGCCAGAGGCCGAAGCCCGCGTTGTCGCGCCGATCCACGCCGTAGAGGTACTTCTTGCGCATGAAGACGTTCTCGTCTTCCGGGCGATCCTTGGAGATAAAGCCTACCTCGCGGCGGGACTGGAAGATCAGCGGCTTCATGGCTTTGGATGTGTCGAGCAGGAACCACGCCGCGCCCGCGCCGCCGCCCGTGTTGCTCACGACGCCGGAGCCCACGGGGTGATCCGTGTCGAAGAAGTACTGCCCATCAAAGCAGGCCGTGGCGAAGCCCGATGCCAGCACGCTGAAGACGAGCTCGTCGGGATGCACGCCCGCCGAGCGGCCAAGCTCCTGCACGATGGGGTTATAGACGCCGATGGCGTCGTCCTCGATGTCGTTGCGGTCAACCTCCACGGTCAACTCCCAGTCCTTGTTCGCGATGGAGTACTTGTGGAGCGAGAGGTTCTTGACGATGCGCTCGCCCACCCACTCGCGCATCTTCGGGAAGGCCCCGAGCCACGCATAGGTGTTCTCGCGCACCGAGGACGGCACGACCATGGCCACGGCCGTGTACATGGGCTTCACCGCATCGAACGCGGACTGAAAGACCATGCTGAAGCTTTGGTAGATCGCCTGAAGCGATGCCTGGTTGATAATCATTGCCTGTATATCCTCCTTGCTGATAATTGGTTATTGGGTTAGAACTTGACCCAGACGCCGTCCGAGTCCACGTCGAAGACCGTGCCCGCGACGCTCCGCGTCCCGGTGCCGTCCGTCTTGGCCACGGTCTGGTCGTCCACGATGTAGCAGTTCGCGCCGATCTGGGCGCGGGTGATCTCGTCGGCCGCCGCGCTGTTGCCGAACCGGAAAGCGCCCGTGCGCACATCCACGCTGATCGCCCCGTCGGCCCCGGCGGAGTTGTCCGCCGCGGCCTCGGCCCGCCCGATGCCACGGAGCGTCGTGGCGGTGGCCCCGGGCGTGGCGTACCCCGTCGCGTTCACGGCCACGAGCGCCCCGGCGAAGATACTTGCGGATGCCGCCACGGGCACGTTGATCGTATCCCCGTCCCTGCGGGGGGTGCTGCGGTCCTTCGTGAGAGCTGCCATGTCGATATACCTCCTGATGTCTCGTTGTTGGTTATTCGCCCGTCGCGGTGAGAGAGGCGGCGTAGTCCTCGGGCTTGATCTGCATCTGCTTGCAGACCATGAGATCCTCGGCCGTGAGCTGCGCCGCGCCCACCTTCATGCCGCCACCCTGCGACGCGCCACCCATGCCTCCGCTCCCCACCGGGACGGCCTGCGGGGCCTTCGCGGCGAAGACCGCGAACCCCTTGGGATCGTTGGTCGCGTACTCCGTGGCCCAGTCGCGCTGGGCCGCGCTGATCTTCCCGGCCTTCATGGCAGCGGCCACGGCCTCGGCCGCCTCGCCCGCGCGGAGCTTGCCCTCGAGATCCTTGACGCGCCCGGCGAGGTCCACGCCCTGATCCGCGCCCTGCTTCATGGCCGTGACCGTCCCGACCACCTCGCTGAGCGTCGCCTCCGGCTTGAGGCCGAGCGCGCCGAGCACGTCCCTGTGCGCCACGGCCCGGAGCGCGAGCGCGCCCCTCACGTCGTCCGCCGTGGATCCCTCCTTCAGCGCGAGGGCCTCCATGGCCGGTGCGAGCGCGTCCGTGCGCGCCTTCATGGCCCCGACCGCCTCCGTGGCCTGTTCCTCCGTTGTCCCCTCGGGCAGGCCGAGGAGCTTGCAGATCGTCTGCAGCAGTTTCATGCGTGATACCTCCTTCTTCGGTTTGAGTTGGTCTGATTTATTCACCACCGGCACCATCCCGTCTATGGCTGGCAGGTTCGTGAGCCCGGCGTGCAGGAGCCGCACCACGCGGCCCCCCTCCAGCGTCTTCAGGAACACGGGCGAGAGGTAGCGGTACTCCCTGTTCTCGAGATACCGCCGGGCACGTCCGGTCCACTCCACCACGGCCCAGATGCCCTCGCTTCCCTTGTTCACGAGCCGCTTGATCCACCCGGCGGCAGGGGCCTCGCCGCCGTAGAGCGTCGCGTGCTCGTAGTCGATCACCATGTCGTTTACCTTGGCCTCGAAGGCCGCGAGCACCGAGGCCGCGCCCTCCTCGTCGAGCACGAAGACGCCCTTGTCCGTCTCGTGACGGCCAAAGGGGATCACCTGTATCTCCGTCGGTACGCCCGAGCCATCCTTGAACGCAAGCTCCACGGTCCGTTCGGCGCGCACGTACTCCACCTCCACCCGCGTCGGATCGCCGAGGGTCACCACCCCTGCCTCGTCCACGGTGTAAGGGATGCTGAAGAGATCGTAGCTCTTCTCCTCCTGCACGATCGCGCGGTCGTCGTAGAGTTCGCGCACCCACCGCACCGGGCGATTATCGCCCTGGGGGTTGAGCGCCGCGTAAATCCTGTCGCGCAGCTGGTCGAAACTCAGTTTCATGCCTTGCCTCCATGAAGGATATGTTCTATGGCCGAGCGCCTGATCTCGGCGTGATCCTCGTCCTGCACGAGCAGAAACGGGCGGGCGGGGATAGTCACCCGGTGGCCCTTGCGCCCGGCCTCTCCGCCGAACTGGTGGATCGCGGCGTAGACCACGTTCGTGCCGACCGTGGCGCTCTCGCGCGTGGCCTGCCAGCTGATCGAGCCCATGAGCCTGCCCGAGCGCACGAGCACCCTGCCCCGCCGCAAGCGCCGCCCGGCCCCGCCGCGAAGCTTCCCGCGCTTCGTGAAGTCCTTCTTCCTGATACCGCCGAGCACCGTGGCCATGGCGTGGGGCTCCCATTTATCGGGCCGCCCGCCTTCCTCGAAGTTCCGCACCGCGCTCGTGCGGAGGATCTCGCCCGCGACCCGCATGACCGGGGTCATGTCCGTGAGCCGCCCCTTGACCCATGCGAAGAACTCATGGGCCGAACCGGCCTCGATGCGATATACCAGTGCCGCGCCGCTCACTTGACGCCTCCCCCCGGGCGTGGCATAATGTGATTGGAAGGTGCCGCCTGGGCCGCAGCCCCGATAGACGCCACCATCCGCCCGCCCCGCTGTGGGGGGAGTGAGGGCCCCATTCCTACTACCGCTTCCATACGAGCCTCCCGGATCGCTGCTTGTTGAGATAACTCCAGTCACCCGTCGGGATGACCGTCCAAGCCTCCATCACGCCGCCCCGTGCCTGCGCCACCGCGAGCATCCCCGTCTCGCCGCTGCCAGCCGCACGGATGAACCGCTGGCGGAGGATCACCCGGCCCGTGCCCCTGTGGCGCTCGAACGCGGCCCAGACCTCCTGCGGGCTCTCGATGGTCTCCCCGAGGACAGGCAGAAACGCGGCACGATCCGGATCCACATGCCCGGCCACCGAGTCGGCGTTCACGAGCACGTCGTGGCGGAACCCGGGGTGGTCGCGGTCGGCGAAGGTGTAGACCTTCTCGTCCCCGCCTATGAGCCGCCGCATGTACGTCCGCACCCCCTCGCGCGTCTGCGGTATGGAATGGTCAGGCCGCGCACCCGAGGCCAGAGGCTCGAGGCGGGGCTCCAGCCCGTAATTCTCCCAGGTCTCGGGCGTGAGGCTCTCGAACGCCGCAGCCCCCTGCTTCCGCCACGCGGCCATGGCGTCATCCGAGAGCCGCCGTCCCCAGGCGGCCTCGCCGGGGTTATAGTCCCAGCCGGGATCCACGCCCTTCGGCACGTCCCTGACCTCGCCGGTCTGCGGATCCGTCCACTCCACCGTCCCGTTCCCGGGGGCCGGGCTCAGGCGCAGGCCGTCGCGCTCCATCTCCCCCTCCGATACGCTCGTCACCATACACTTGCATCCCCATCCGTTCGGTGGATAGTGCTTGCTCCACCACGGGTCGTCCGCCGGAAGGATCGTCCCGGACCACTCCATGTGCTCCTGCCGTGGGTTCACCGAGAGCCCGCCGATATACCGCCAGTACGGTCGGGCCGCGAGCACGGCCGGATCCGTCATCTCCTTGTAGCGCCCTGCCGCGTGGGCCGTGCGGAGGTTCGTCTCGAAGATCGTGGCCGTGCGCCAGCCGGGCTCACCCTTGTGGCTCCACCCGTGGCGCGCCACGATCTGTTTGAACTCCCGCCGGAAGTCCGCGAGGGTCGTGCCCTCGGCCAGCGCCTGATCCACGGCCCCGCGCAGATCGGCCAGCAGCTCGGACTTCTGTGCCCCGGCCACGACGAAGGCGCGCGAGTGCATCCCGCCCATGAGATCCGTCCACCCCTCCGTGGGCAGGTTCACCTTGTCGCGGAAGTACGCGATCGCCTCGTCGAAGGGCAGGCTTTCCGGGCTAGCCGTGGGTGCCACGGTACCTCCCCGCCAATTCGGCCGCCACAAAGGCCCGCTGCATCACGTTTGCCAGCTCCGTGACGTCCATATCCTTAAAGGCATCCAGCAGCCCGTCGCGGAACGCCTCGAGCGTGGGCGACTCTGCGAGCAGCTTCTCGACCCGCGCCATGGCCGGGTCGGGGGCTTCGGCCAGGAGCCGCCCGGTGAGCTCGTCCACGCCGTCCTTTTGTCCGCCCTTCATGGCGGCAAGGCTCGTGCCACCGCACCCGCAGGTACAGCCCGGCGGGGTGAGCAGGGCTGCACGTAACTCGTCGGGGACGTGGCCGCCGCGCTGGAGCGCTTCGAGCGTGGCGCGGTGCGCGGCGATATCGTGCCCGGCTCGTAGTACGGGGGGGAGGTCTCCGCGCTTGAAGGGCATGGGCGCGCTCAGGCGCTCGAGCACCTCCTCGCCCTCGGCGGGCGCGGGGATGCCGAAGCGCTGATAGACGTGCGAAGCCGGGATCCTGAGGCCCGCCCCGGCGAGCGCGCCTATGGCGACCGCGGCCTTCTCGAGATCCTCGCTCTCGTCGAGCGCGAAGCGGAGCATGGGCAGGGCCTTGTCCGGGCCGAAGTTGAACGCGACGAGCGGCCGGATCAGCTGGAGCCGGACCGTGGTAGAGAGCCCGAGGGCGTCGGCCTCGAGGATGTCGCGGCGGATGTCGCGCGCGTCGTTCTCCGAGCCGAGGCGGCCTGCCGTGGAGTCCGCGCTCGCGCTATGGCCGAGCACCGCCTTGCTCATGGCCGCGTTGCAGTAGGCCACGAGCTTCTCGTATGCAGCAAAACTGCCGGACTTCTGGCCCTCAAGCAGCTCGATCATCGTGGACTCGGAGATCACGGCCGCCGCGTCCGAGCCGAGGTTGAATACCGCCTCGCGCAGAACCTTACGCTCCTGCTCGCCCGCGCCGGGCGTGTACTTCCCGATCCGCATGGGCATCGCGAACCGCTCGTTGAATATGATCCAGTCCTTGAGCGTGTAGTTCTTGAAGAGGTACATCCACGCACACGGCCTGAGCACGCCCGCACGCACGGCCGAGCCCGCACGACCGCCAGCGCGGTGGTAGATGAACTTGTTCGGCAGGAGGTCTTCGCCGTATGCGGGTTCCGCTTCGGTCAGGAACTTCGGGGCGCCGGTCACGCCGTGGGGCGAGTTAAACGTGAATCGCCTCGGGTGGAGCCAGCGGATGTCCGAGCACCAGACCCTGCCTTCGTCCACCTCCCATATGATCTCGGACACGGAGTACCCCTTACCGGTCGCGTCGAGCATGGCCACGAGCGCGTCGTCGAGGTTCCGGATCCAGTCGAGGGCCTCGCGCACGAAGTCCGCGATCTCCCGGTCCTCGGCCGAGTCGCTCGCGGCCACCACCTCGCGGGAGAGCCCGGCCACCGCGAGCTTCCGGGTCTGGAGCACCGCGCCGAGCTGGGCGTCCTTCTCTTCCATCTCTTCGTACAGGTCCGCCTGGCTCAACACGTCGCCCATATCGGCCTGTTTGAATATCCGGGTGAGCCGCTCGGGCGTGAGCCCCTGGCTCGGGTAGGTGGAGTACCTGTCCCGGATGCCCGCGACGCCCCCCACCTCGTCGAGGATCGGGCGGTTCTTGCCGATTTCCCTGCCGTATTGATCCAGAAGCCTCATTAATACGCACCCCTTTCGAGCGGTCCCGATACGGGTTGAGGGCCACGGGCGTCGCGCGGCACCGTTTGGGTATCGATTTTGCGTGTTATACCGCGCCGTAGCGCCACGGAGCGGCGCGCGGCCGGAATCCGGCCCCCTCTATGGGCCGGAGCCGGGCCGCCGGGCGGAATAAGGCGTGTTTTCGAGGCGGGCAGATGCACGCGGCCAGCCATTACCAGCACCCCTTCGCGCGGTTAAACCCCGTGCGGGCCGCCACCTGCTCGTATTCGATCGGGCCACGCATCGTGCCAGCGGCCTGCACCGCGAGGGCCAGAGCCCAGAACCGGTCGGCGTGACCGGCGTCCGATCGCTGGGCGTCATACCGCACGTTGCCCGCCGCCGTGGTCACCTTCTGTACCGAGTGCAGGTCTTCGCGCACTGCCGTGGACGCGGGCACGCGGACGAGCCTGTCCTGAAAGCGGCGCATCATCGTGATCGCGAGGTCTTCCTTTACCGCTCCGGTGAACGTCACCTGCTCCACGCGCGAGCCGTAGCGCACGCGCGCCTCCTCCGCGAGCTGCATCCCGAGGCCCGTGGCGTCAATGCACGCGCGCCGGATACCGTACACGTCCATCAGGCCGTACAGGCGTTCGCGCTGGAGCGCGAAGGGGGCGCGGTGCATAACCATGGCAGCGCGCGTCCACATCACGTCGCCGACCAGCTCCAGCAGCCAGAACGCGGTCAGGTCGCGGTGGCGGCCGATATCCACCCCGAGGTACAGGTCGCCGCGATCCGCGCTCCCCGTCCATGCGGCCACGTCCTCTGTCGCAAGCGCGTCCTCTGCCGACTGGATCAGGTCATACGTGAGCAGCGCCGTGGCCTCGTCCACGAACCGGCACTCGTACTCCTGCGCCCAGTCGTCCGGGTGCGGGATGCCGCGCCTCAGATCATCGATGTCCACCTCAAAGCCCTCGGCCCTGGCTTCGTGGATGGTGGTGGAGTGCACGGAGAACGGGGTATCGGGCCGCGTCACGATATCGGCGAACATATTGCCGAGGCCGTTGGGCGTGGAGCATATGCGTATCTTGTAGCCGCGCGTAGTGTACGGATAGACGGCTTTGTATATCTCGCGGTCGTCCGAGTGGAACGCGAACTCGTCGAGAAACACGTTGCCCGAGAACCCGCGCACCGTGTCCGGGCTCGCCGGGAGGCTGATGATCCGCGAGCCGCCGGGGAGCGTGACGTCCTCCGCGCGGTCGTCGAGTGCGTCCAGAGCGCCCGCGCTGAGCGCGCCGAAGACGCGGAGGTGATCCTTGACCTTGCGCATCATCTCCCGGCTCTGCCGCTGCGAGCGCGAGAGTACGAGGTTGTCGCACCTGCTGGCGAGGGCCTCGGAGACCGCATCGAGGGAGAGGGCGAAGGACTTGCCGATCTGGCGCGACGCGACCCAGACCTTGCGCGTTGAGCGGTCCGCGATCCAGCGGCGCTGATACGGCATGAGCACCGGCCTACTCGATTCCATAGATCTCCTTCAATATGTCCCGTGCCTTCACCTTCACATCCTCGGCCGGGGCGGTCTCCTCCACGTCCTCGTACTCGAACTTGCGCACGAGGAGGCGGAGCTGCCCGACGATCCCGTTGTAGGCGAACTGGGCCATGTGGTCGGGCTTGCCGCCCTGAGAGGCCATGTACGCCTCGTACTGCTCCATGCGGTCGAGGAGCCCCCGCACCATGCGCGCACGCGCGGTCAGGAGGGCCTCGCGGTCAGCCTGCCTCCTGGCGTCCACCCCCACGCGGCGGGCGTCGAAGCTGTGGGCCTTCGCCCAGTCGTAGAACGTGGGGCGCGAGACGGTCAGGCCGTGGCGCGACGCAAGCTCGCGGATCGTGGCAGCCACGTCCCCGCCCGTCTCGCAGTAGACGTCGAAGGCCAGATCCACGTTCCGGCGTATGCCCTTGCCCTTGGGCATGGATTACAACTCCCCGTCCACGCCACGGTCGTGCGTGAGCCCGTCGAGTAGATCCCACCCCGCAGCGGTGAGGGAGGCGAACGCGATGTCGAACCCGTAGCCCTTCCGCCGGGTCAGCTCCACGTACCCCTTCTCTTCGAGGTACCGGAGATGGGCCGTGAGCATGCCCTCCATGAGGGGATACCCGAGGCTGTCGAGCGCGAATCGCAGGAGCTTCAGGTCGGCAGTGCCGGGTGACTCCACGTAGTGGACTTTAAGTAGTTCTAACAGGGCAATTCTGATGCGCCGATTTTTTGCGGTGCTCGTGTTCACGTTTTACCTCTTCCAGTGATTCCTGGTGTTGTGCGATCAGCCTCAGGAGTACGAGCATCTCGCGATGTTCCGTGTTGTCGCGTACCGTGAACCTCTGCACCGAGGTACTCAGGCTCGCCAGGGCCTGCGCCTGAGCGCCGAGGGCCTCGGCCTGCCGGACCTGACTGTCCACGAACCGGCTCCCGAGGCTCCGCACGATGTAGTAGAGCCCCACGAGGATGAGCACCGCGATGAACCCGCCCACGCCCGCGTTTATGAGCGCGGCGTAGAGGGGATCCAACTGCACGTTCAATCGATCAGCCTCGAACCAGCGCCCGTGATGAAGTCCGTCACCTTGTTACGCGCCCCGCGCTTCTCCGCCGAGCGCCCGATCACCCAGGTGGAGGCGATGCCGCCCCATGCGTACCAGAACTCCGTGGGGATAAAAGTGGACGGTACCTCGGAGATTGGGGTGCCTCGTAAGACCATCCCGATGCGGAAGACCAGATCCACGGTAATGGCCGCGAGCCCATAGTAGACCACCGAGGGCCGGGCGCGCTTGGTGTATGTGTCGCCCTGCTGTAGCTCGGCCACGAGCACGCGCTCCTTGGCCGCAAGCTCCGTGCGTATGGTCTGCTCCACCTCCGAGTCGCGGCGCTGGAGGATCTCCTCCAGCTCTGTTTGCATGGCCATGCGGTCGTTGTCCGTGGTCACGAACTTCTTGACCGTGGAGCCTATGGCCTCCACCGTGGAGCCGAGCGAGCCCGCGAAGATGTCTGTCATGAAGCTCATCCTTTGCCCTCCGTGAACATCTCGTGCTTCAAGACCTCGCGGAACGCGGGCACGTCGAAGTTCGGGCATGTCTTGCCCTGCGCCCGCCCGCTCTCTGTCTCGTAGTGGCCGATCACGCTGTCCGGGTCGATCTTGTAGAGCGTGCAGAGATCCATAAGCAACCCGAGGAGCGCGCGCCGCTGGGCGTCGGTGAATGCGTCCCGGCCTATCAGGCAGACGCCGATTGAGTCCGCATTGTGCCCGAGGGCGTGCGCGCCGATCTCGTCGCCGGTAAGATCCGGGGAGCCGTCCAAAGTGCGCCCGCACTCGATGGAGCCGTCAAGCGCCTCGATGGTGAGCCCTTGCACGGGCGTGCCGTTCTCGATCACGAAGTGGTAGCCGATATCGCTCCACCCGCGCTCCCTATGCCAGCGGCGGATCTCCCGCGCGCAGCCGTGTGTGGAGTCCGAGCAATGGAGCACAATGGATTTGATCGCGCTCATGAGCGGGCCTCCCTGGCAGCGTCGTAGCACTGGAGGCAGATGGAGTCGGCACGAAGGGGGATGCACTTACGCCGCGAAGGGGAACCGTGTCCCCCTTCGGAACCCCTCTTTACGGAAGGGGCAGTGCAAGGAACAATGCAGACGGCCTTGGCCTCTATGCGGTCGAGGCTCCAGCGGTCGAAGTTGTTAAGGTCTTGATGGGCGGTGGAGGCGGAGCCGCCGGGACGAGCCCCGTTCGCCTCGGCGGCTCCTGGCGGTGAAGTCCTCTTCCCCTGATCGCGGGCGCTGTTTGAGGTATCCATAAACTGAAGTTTATGGATATAGGATGGGGAAGTCTTGTGACTGAGTCACAAAAGGTTGGTTAGCCGGAGAAGGGGAGCGAGGGGCCTTTATCCTCGACGCCCGCGCCCGCGCGGAGGCGGTAGACCTGACGCTCGGAGAGCCCGGTGGCCAGCGCTGCGTCGCGCGGGGGAATCTCGGGATGGTCGAGCACCCAACGGGCCTTGGCTGCATAGAGCACCGACCCGGCCTGCACGATGTAGAGGTGCACCCCGCCGAACCGCTCGGCCAGGCGGATAGCTGTCTCGGTGCCGAGCTCCTGCGCCACGAGGGCGAGGTCGCCGGGCAGGTCGTCGGGGCGAACCTTCTCGCGCCAGCTACTCACCGCTTCGCCCTCCGCTTCGGGGGGGTCTGGATGTACTCCCAGATCCGGGTGTGTTCATCTTCGGTCACGCCCGAGACTAGATTATACTTTAGCCTGATCTCGCGCCAGCTCATGCCGCCGTGGAAGCGCTCGCGGATCTCGTTGTCCCGCATCTTCTTCAGGCACTCGATCATGGTATACGCCTCCTCAGCCGTTACGGGGAACTCGCGCCCGATCATCTTCATGCAGATGCGGTTCAACCCGTCGCGCACCCGCCATGTGATGACCATTGCGAGGGCGCGGATCTTCTCGCCCTGTGCCTTCGTGATCAGGCCGGGCGTGGAGCCCGGAGGATCCTTCCGCCGGGCGGGGTTTTGGAGCGTGCGGTCGGGCTTCGGGTTCCAGCGGCGCTTCTGCTCCGGATACGTCGGCTTCCACCCCTTGACTTTGAAGTGCGCGAGCAACCCGTCCGCCTGTGTGGGCGTGAGGGCCGTGCACGAGTCCACGCCATAGAGCTGCCGGAGGGTTGCACGGTAGGCCGCGTCCGTGAGGCCCATCTCCTTCTGGGCGATCTTGACGCGCTTGATCTGATTCGGCATGATCCTAGACATTGGCACGCTTCCCGAAGAGGGTCACGCGCCACTGGCCGGAGGTGAGGTACATCCAGCTCCGGGGTATGCCGTAGGCGCGGCAGAAGGATTCGAGCTTCTTGCGCTCCGCCGTGACCACGGTCGCGCCATTCTCCTCGAACGTCTCGACCACCTTTATCCGCCCGAGTGTGGCCATGATCTCGTCCGTGGTCGAGGCCTTGCCGCAGTCCGCCGAGCAGAGCGGGCCGCGCCGCGTCCAGACCCAGTGCGGCCCCCACTCCGTGGTGGTCACGCCGCAGCGGCGGCATGTGTAGGTGCGTGGAGTAGTCATTGCGCGGCCCCTGTTGCCTTGCGCTGCGCCGAACATGCGACGCAATATCTGGTGCGTCCGCGCCTCGGCGGATATTCGGTCCCGCAGCCCGCGCAGACGCGGACGACGGACGCGGACTTGCGACGGGCGCGCTCGCGCTCCTGCTCGCGCATCCTCTCGCGGTGCCGCTGGTAATACGCCTGCTTATACGCCTTGCGCTTTTCGGGGTTCCGTTGCCGCCACGCGCGATCCTGCGCCTTCCGCTTTTGCGTGTTGTTCCTATATCGCTCAAGGCTCCGGGCGTTGTGCTCATCCCTGTGCGCCTCGTAATACCTCCGGGCGTTGGCCGCTATCCTGTCCTTGTTCTCCGCCAGCCATCTGGTCTCGCGGCACTCCGCCGAGCAGTACTTCGACCCGTACTTCTCGATCGGATCGCCGCAAAGCTGGCAATATTTTTGTGTCCGCGTGCGGTGGTACGCGGCCCGAGCATTGCACCGCGCGGAGCAATACCGCTGGTCTGTCCGCCGGGGGACGTAATCCTTGCCGCACCCGGCGCACTGCCGTAGCTCGCGCGGCTTGAGCCGTGCGGTCGCGTGACAGTCCGCGCACATAGTGGCACGACCACGCTTGCGGAAGCCCCTGCCGCACCCCGGGCAAAGGGCGTTGCCATCAACCCCGGGGTACTCGATATACCCGCAGGTATGGCAAGAGACCACCTCGATCCTCTCGCGGTGGTCGATCTCGCGCGTGCGGGGGCTCTTGCAGCGCGGGCAGGCCTTGGGGGGCGCGATCATTCGGGTGCCTCCATATCCGTTCTGTTTCTCCCCTTGTCCGGCGGGCAGGCCGTGGAGACCTCGCAGAGCGCGGCCATGCCGGGGGTGAGCAGGCAACGCCGACACCACGCGCGGCGCTCCGCCGCTGTCTGTTTGATTGCGGGGCATGGCTTCCATGTCATCGGGGCACCAGCTCGCCCTGGCCGAACACGTCCACGACCGAGATATCGCGGAGCCGGGCCGCACGGGCGAGTATGGAGATGCCGCGATGGCGGAGGCGGCGATACGCTGCCTCGATCTCCTCTGGGTTGTTTATGAGGAAGTACCCGGCGGGCGGCGCGGTTGAGCTCCCGATGCAGACACCGTGCTCGTCTATCAGCCCGCGCACGATCCGCCGCACGCGGCGCTCCGGGAGGTTCGTCAGCAGGGCGATAACGTTTACCGGGACAGCCCTGCCGCGCCCCGGCTCGATGCATCCGAGCACGGCCCGCTCCGCGTCTGTCATGGCGTCAAACATGGGCAGCCCCTTACTCCCGCTCGCCGCAGCAAGCGAGGTCGCCGTTAAAGGGGCAGTTTCCGGGGCTCGCGTCGTACCCGCAGCCATGGAACTCGCGCCCGCCCACTTCCACCGTCTCGTCCGGGATGAAGTACTCGCACTCCGAAGGGGAACCATGTCCCCCTTCGAGACCCCTCTTTTGGGGTCGTGCCGGATGCACCGCATCTGCTCGGTCATGCTCGCTTGAAGTAGCGCTGCTACGACTGCGCTCGCAGTCCTCTCGCATCTGCGGCACCCCGGCAACGACCCTTTGAGCGGATAATGTGAGATTCCCATTGTTTGTATTCATTGCCAGTCCTCGCAGCGCTCGCCCGTGAACAGGTAGACCTCGCACGGGCCGGGGCAGCCCTCCGCGTTTGCGCACGCAAAGCAGAGCACGTCGTTAACCGTATCGCCTTTCTTGAGCTTGAACATGGGCTATGCCTCCTCCCCCGCCGCTCCGGGCGCGGCGGGCGCGGCGGCTTCGTCGGGTTTACGTCCCCACGGGGATATCCCATCCATGGCGAGCGGATACGTGTCCGGCCCCATGACCCAGAGCCACACAATGCCCGTGCGTTTAACCTCCTCAAGCTCTTCCTCGCTTAACTTCCAACATGAGACGATGAGTCCATCGGGATGGCGGTAGATGGGCATACCGCCGATCTCGCCCTCTTTGCCCTGGGGGGCACCAAGAATGTCTGTTGCCTGGTCGAAGTGTATCGCCTCCATTGCCTATACCTCCTGTGTGTTCACGGCCTTCATGGCCGCGCGGATGATTTTGTCGGCCTCGGTATCCTCGGCCTTGATTACGGGTGCGTCCGTGTCGGCGGTGACGCGGACGCCGAGACGCTTGAGGAGCGCGGCATCGCAGCGCGCGAGTGCGTCCTTGCTCACCCGGCGCGTGGTCACTATCAGGTCGTCCACGCGCTCGGGGCAGTGGCGCTCGATGAGCCTGAGCGTGGCCGCCTCGTCGGGGATCTCGATGCGGCCTTTCTCTTTGCGGAGGCCGAACTTGATGCCGTAGCGCGTGCGGGTCTTGGGGCGCGCGAACTGTTCGGGCGCGGCCTCGATGGCCTCGGCAAGCTCGGCCTCGGCGCGGGCCACGTCCGTGGCGAGGCGCGTGAGTTTGTGCGTGTAGCGCTCGCGCGTGCGCTCCATGGCCGTGTTGAAATTGGTCGCGACCACCGCGAGCCGCCTGCGCGCCCGTGCGACCTGTTTGACGATCTGATCCATCACTATCTAACCTCCAGCTCCACACCGTTGATCGTGATTACGTTGCGCCCGGTGAGGGCGCGCACCTGGGAGTTGACCTCGCGCACGCTTGCGGTCATGCGGGCCATGGACGCGCCCGCGCGGTGGAGCGTGGCCACGCACGCGGATGCATCGGCCCGCGCATGGCGCGCGTGCGCCGTGGCCACCCTGTGCCCGCACATGAGGCCCGCGCCGAACATGAGCACGGCCACGGCCCCGGCTATGATCCACGCGCGGTCAGTCATGGCTGCTCCTCAACTGATAGCTCAACTCCTCCGGTGCAAATGTGCATCGAATCAACCTCAGCATTTACCGCCTCTAACGCGCCATCAAGACCACAGCTATTTAGGTAGTCAAACACCACGCGCTTTATGGCGTCTTCGTCGTAGCCGCGTTGGAGTAAAACATCGAACTCAAGCTCAACGCTAACGTGACCGATTGCCGTAATCCTCTCCCCCATTACTCGCCCCCTTCCTGTCCGTCCTCGGCGTCGGGGTGCTCCGTATGTGGATGTTCCGCGCGCGGCGCTGTAGCATCGCTACCGCAAGCGATGCGGGACGCCGCAGACGGGGTGCATCCGGCGGTGAGGGGGCATTCGGCAAGCTCGGCCACGGGCGTATGCGTCTCGCCGCAGGTGAGCACCTCCATGCAGTCCGCGCCCTCCCACCTCATCCTGCGGCGGTAGGCGCACGGGCAGCCGCCCGGCGCGTATGCGCAGGGGATATACCGGACGCGCCCCGCAGACGGCGTGCATCCGGCGGCGAGGTGTGGCGCGCGGGCGATGCCGAGTATCGCGTCAAGCTCCGCGTCGAGCCGGGCGAGGGCGCAGGCCTTGCCGCAGTAGACGTTCTGCCGCGCCTCGGATATCTCGGTGCGGGAGAGCGCCATGGCCTTGAGGACGCTCGCGCGCACGGGCCTCCCGGCGGACGCGAGCGGGAGAGGCGAGGCCGTGACGAGGATCACTCCACCCGTGCCCACGGGCCGGGCGCATCCGGCGCAGATGATGGCGTTATCCGACATTAGCCACCTCCGCGTACAGCGCCGCGCGCAACATGCTCGGGTGGGGGGTATACATGCGCAGCGGGCATGAGTGCATATAGGCCGCGCGCTCCTGCGTAATCCCGCACCGGAGCGGCTGGCTGCACGTGGGGCGCATGGCCTCGTCGCACTGCGCGAGCGTGACCGGGCAGACGTGGGGCGCGTTCATTCCCCGCCCCCGATCACCGCCTTGAGCTTCGGCTGGCTCTTGCCCTTGTTGCCCTGGTATTTCCTGAGCACCGCGCCGAGGGCCTCGCGGTGCGCGGTTACCGTCTCCTGCGTGAGCGAGCCGGGCTTGTTGTTGACCACCATGCTCGCGGCCACGCGCGGCACGCCAGCCTCCGCCGCGATCTCGGTGAGGGTCCTACCCGTGGCCTTGATCAGCTCCTTGAGCCCCCCGCCGTAGACCTCGAACACGTCCATGCCCGTAACCCGCTTCCGACCCTCGGTGAGCGCCCGCTCCATAAGGGCCACCAGCGCCTCCTGCATCTCAAGGAAGTTCCGCGCCTCGGGCAGGGCCGAGAACGCCTCCACCGCGTCCGTGTCGAAGTGACGCCCCACGGTGTGGTGGATATACTCAGCCGCCTCGGACGGGGCGATTCCGCGCATCTGCACCACGGAGGAGCGGAGCCGCACCTCGTCCACGTGCCGCTTGTTCAGGGGGTTGGTCTGGCCCACGAGCACGGTGGTAAAGAGGGGCGAGCGGCCCATCCACTCAAGCTCGCGGAAGGTCTTTAAGGCCCGGAGCGTGGAGGGGTGCATCCGGTGGGCTTCTTCGATCACGAGCACCACGGGCCGCTCGCGCGCGGCCTCGCCGAGGATCCGCCTGATCTGGATCGCGCGCAGCTCCTTCGTGCGTTTGCACGACTCGTTCGAGAGCGAGAGGATGATGCCCTTCTCGATGTCCGAGACGACCACGCGCTCCTTGTCCGGGGTGTGGAGGTGCACGATGTGCGCGTTCACGTCCTCAAGCGCCATCTTCAGAGCAGTGGTCTTGCCAAAGCCCCACCGGGCCACCACCGCGACCATGGCCTGCGATTTGACCGCCATGCCGAGCACGCGCCTGAGCTTCGCGCTGTCGCCCGTCTCGACCATCACCCCGTTAAAGGGGTCTTTGCCGTAACCGTATTCCGCGAGTACTTCAAGCCTCGATATATTCACCGCGATCCTCCGTATGTTGATGTTTATCCGTTCACCGCCACCTGCTGTTCCATCGCCGCGCGCACGTCCAGGGCGAACATGCGCACGAATTCCCTGTCGCGTCCGTTCGATTCGATCTCGGCCATCACCTCCTCTCTCATGTCCTCCGGGATGAACGCCCCGACGATGCCCGCGAACTCGCGGTACGCTTCCTCGACCGTGGGGTGGACGGACGCATCGAGCGGATCCTCGATCTCGCGCACCGCTTTTACGCGCGCGGGCGCTTTCAGGGCCGCGCTCTCCGCGCGCGCCTCGGGCGCTGACTGGTAGAGCATGGCCGCGCGCGGCACGTCGAGGGTGGCGGCCTCCTTGACCGCGCGATCGTGCGGGGTCTCGGGGTGGGCGCGGAACTCGTCCACGTCGAGGATGCGGGGGGCGCTCGCGTTGTAGCGTGTTCCGGTCTTGATGTCCTGCACCGCGAGGCGGTCGCCGAAGACGCCCTCGTACACATAGACCCACGCGTTATGGAGGCCCGCGACCTCGTATGCCTTGCCCTGATACTCGAACCACCCGGCCACGTCCACCTTGCGCTTCTTGCGCCGGGCCACCGTGGCAAGGGCGTCCTCCGGGAGCGCCACGAGCCCGCCGCGCCAGTTGATCTTCTCCCACGCGTCCATGCGCGAGATCTCACGCTCGAACCTGTGGGGCATGGCGTTGTATTCCGCGAGGTAGTTCTCGGTCATGACGTGCAGCTCGCTGAGCTTCAGCTCGAACTTTTTCCAGTCTCCGGCGAACATGGGCTTTTCGAGGCGCTGCCAGAGCGTGCGCCACGGGCGCTCGATCTTGCCGTGCGCCTCCTTGGCGTAAGGGAGCGACTCGGGCAGCCCCACGTCGAGCCGGGCAATGAGATCCGCCGACGCAAAGCCCTTCTTCAGGATGCCCTGATCCGCAAGGAGATCCTCGGGCAGGCCCATCCGCTCCCACGCGTGGGCGAGGAACGAGAGCGAGTCCACGAGGCTCTCGCCGTGGGCCACGGTATAGCGGACGATCAGGCGGCCCGAGTAATCGTCCGTTACGCCGTAGACCCACGGGCGGAGGCGCTCCACGGGGATGGGCTTGTTCTTGTATCCCATCTGCCCCGGGCGGTGGAGCTTGAGCAGGTAGTCGCCGCCCCCGAGGTCGCGGGCCACGTAGAGGAACTTGCTCGACGAGGCGTCGAAGTGGTGGCGGCGGTTGGGGTACCCCGCCTGTATGCGGTTGCGCCGCCTGGCCTGCGGCGCGAGCCCGAGGGCACGGATAGTGCGATTGATCGTGGCCACGGGCACCTCGAGCGCCCCGGCCGGGAGGTCGCCGTTTTGCACCGCGAGGCGCACGGCCTGATCCGTGCTGATCTCGCCAGCGCCCGGAGGCGGGGACTTCTTGTACACCGCCGCCACCGTGGCCCACGCCACGAGCTCCCGACTCTTTGCCCCGGCCTTGCGCGTCCGGCCCCCAGGCACGCGGAGGAGCGTGTAGACGGTCGCGCGATCCACCTTCAGGACCTCGGCCCACCGCGCTACCACCACCGCCTTCTGCCCGCGCGGGGCGGCATTCACCTCCGCGCGGATCTGCTCCATGAGCCCGGGGGAGATAGACACCCTACTCGTCCTCGCCCGTGACCCGTGCGTCCCAGTCCGAGATGAAGTGTTTCAGGCGGGCCTCCATGCGGCGGTGCACGCCCTCCACCAGCGCCTGAAGCTCCGGGTGGCCGAGTATCCGCTCGTCAAAGGCGAAGCGCCTGAGCAGCACGTCGAACCCGTTGAGCGCGGCCTCGATCTCTTTCGTCTGCTCCATGGACCAGTCCATATCCTTGGACTCGGGCGAGAAGGCCCGGAGCTGCTCGTTCTCCTTTATAAGGGCATCCTTCTCCACCTTGAGCGCGTGGGTCTCGGCCCGGACGATCTTGTCCGTCTCGTGCTTGTGCTTCCGGAGCGCGGCCTTCAGCTGCCGCACGCTCATGCCGTCCATGTCGTCGAGCACCCGACCATCGAGGCCCTTGTCCTCAAGCTCCTTCAGCTCGTCCTCGGTGCACGAGTGCATGAGCACGAGCGCCTTGGACCAGTTGTCCTCGGCGAATGACTTGAGCTTCGGGAGGTCAACGCACTTCTTCGCGAAGAGCATGTAATTGTAGGCCGTGCGCTGGGCCATCCCCCCGAACTCCTCGCCGAGGATTTTTGCAAATGTTTGCAAATTCTCGTGCTCCTTGATCTCCATCAGGATGCACCCGAGGGCGAAACGGATCCCAACCTCCTGTTTTAACAGCCATTTTGCCTGCTGCACACGGAGGCCGAGGTCGTACAGCTTACCTAAGTTGTAGGGCGCGAGCGCCCATTCCTTCTGCATCACGGCTGTGTCGCGGGCCGCGAGCGCTGCCCGCGCCTCGATCTCCCGCTCCGTCAGCTCCTCACTCTTCTTCTTGCGCGCCATCTCTTCTCTCCTCCGTTATTGCGATATTCGTCCAAGCGTTTAGATAGTATCCCTCCGCCTCAAGGCGGCTCCAAAGCTCCCTCCACGGTCTCTGGATCACTTCATGTCCTCCGGGAATGCGGCGGCCCAAATCTCTTTGGTGGTCGGGCGGTGCTGCCGCGCTGGGGCAGGCATATACCTCCCGAGCGTATCGGCCACCGCAAGGCGGAAGCTGTCCGAGATCTGCACGATGCGCGGGGCGAGGCGGTATCCTCCGGACGCCTCTTCGACCCACCCGGCCTCGCGGAGGTTCCAGAGCGTGCGCCACGCGGCGTCCGGCGTGATCCCGAGGGCCTCGGCAAGCTCCTTGCGCGTCTTCGGGGTCAGGGCGTCCTCCGCCATGTACTCCACCACCTTCATTAATGCCTGCTGCGGTTCGCTCGCGTATGAACGTTCGGTGCCCATCCGTCTCCTTTCAATCCGTTTTCATGTCCGACGCGGCACGGTTGGGGTGGAGGGCATCGCGCCCTCCGAACCCCGCCCGTTGGGCGCGAGGGAGGCCCGCCCGTATACACCGCGCACGGCAATCATCGTTTAAGCGCCCTCAGATTCCTGATGGACTTCTGGAGGCGCTTGACCTCTTCCGTGGCCCGCCCGATGGCAAAGTCCACGCTCTCCTCGCCCTGCACGAAGTAGCCTCCGCACATCTCGGCCATGTAACGCATGAGCGCGTAATCGCCCGCCGCGAGGCAGAAGGCGTGGACGTAGACAACGGGAAACCTGTGATTCTCCTTGCTTTCGGCGGACCACGCGTCCAGCTGCGCCTTGGATATAGACACGCCGAGGATCTCGGACATCCGCCCGGCCACAAGCTCGCGCGAGAGGGGCGAGCGCTTGAGCCCCTCGGAGACGATCGAGCGCACGGCCGCGTCTATGCTCGATTTGCCGAGGGTGGACACGGGGGCGGAGGCCCCGGCCTGATCGCGCGCCACGCGCTCCACGAACTCGAAGATGCTCAACTGGCCTTTGCCAATTCTGCCTCGAACCTTAGACATTTACGCACCGGGCCGGAAATGTTAGAATCAGGGCAGGTTCAGAGAGGAGGAGGCCGGAGTGTTTATTCAGGATGCCGTATTCATCTGCAGAAAGTGTCTTGCGCATTTCTATATACCCAAGGACAGATTCAACCTTGTCCGTAAAGCGGGCGCGATAGAATGCATAAAATGCGGCATAACCTCTAATAGTAAGTCTAGCCGCAAAGGGGACATTGAAAGATTTTTCCGGTTCTACCCCCGCCTCGTCGCTGTGCATGACCTTATAAGGCAATCGGGGAATGGCGTAACCGGTTATGATACTTACAAGTTGGACAATCTCCCTATCCACACCATCAACAGCCTCACGTTGGCATGCGGGCACTGCGGCAAGCCATACTCCATCCCGTTTCGGAGATTTGCAAAGCTCGCGAAGGAGCCCGGGAGCCATGTCTGTCCAAAGTGCAAGACGCGTCCAGCACTCGTTAAGCACCTTAAGGAGTTTTTTGTCTGCCTTAATCACGTTTGCGCCTCATGGAGGATTCACGAGTTCCAATGGGATATTTTTTCCCCGATAGGGGTATCCCCATCACCGCAGGCGCTTCAGTGGCCGATTTACGCGAAGGAGTCAAAGGCATGAAACCCAACAGCCTCATGGTTTCCTTGATCCATTTCCTTGAAGCCTTGCCTCCGGTGTTCTTTTGGATATCGCGAACTATTGCCTCCATTTACGCCACCTTTCCGTTGCTGGACTCCCTTGTAAATGCCGCTCCAGTTGATCTACGGTATCCTCTATATACTCATCCGGCCAGGGTTGAGAGCCTCGCCGAGATCTGCGCGGATATTTATGAATAAGCGAAGGGTGGACACGATGCCGGAGCACCCAACGGTTAACCGACTCAAGAAGCCCGTATTCACGGGGGCCGCCATGGGCACCGTCGAGGGCGATGTGGAGATCAACAACGTCGGATGGGATGCCCCTCAGGGCCGCCCCCAGTTTGAACAGCCGGATACGGAGTGCGCCTTCCATTTCCGCCACCTTTCCGTTGGGGTTATCCGGCCAGATCCAGACCGCGTCTGGAAGGAGGCCGCTGGTGAATAAGTTCATCTGCCTGCATTGCAGCGGGGCCATGCGATTCGGCGATGCCGTCAGGAAGCACCGCTGCCCCGAGTGCGGCGCGGCCATGGCCCCGGAGCGCGAGCTTCTGATGGAAGAGGACGGCAGGGTCATGCTGGACATATCAGACGCCGCCTTCCACCGCTGGAGCGCCTGCCCCAGCGCGTGGTTCTGCCATGGTCACGATCTCTATCAACCCGAGTGCGAGGATCCGCACTTCAGCCCCCGATGCATCCATGGGTTAATTCGGGAAGTGGACGCTTTGAGCCGTGCGTTCTCCGCTGTATTTCATGCGGCAGGAAATACAGCAGGTTCGCTACGTCCACCTTTATCGTGCGCCCGGCCAGAGCGGGAGGAACCCTGAACGTGAGACCTTTTACGCTCACCGTCCCGTCCACGTCTACACGGCGTGTTACGAGGGTAATCATTTACGCTGCCTCCTTTTTGGATGTGGGCCAGAGTTCCGCGATGCGCATCCCGAGGGCGCGGGCGATGGCCCGGCGCGCGGGCGGGCTCGGGCGGTGGCCGTATAATACGAGCGTCGTCCAGGTGCGCGAGCGCCCGATCCGGCGCGCCAGCTCCGCCACGGTCAGGTCGGCCGTGGCGAGTATGATCCGTATACGCTGCCTGTCTGTCATGTGTCGTATCAGCGCATCAACTCGGACGCCGAGGCGGGGGGGAAATCGACCGTGCCCGCGTTGATGCGGTCGAGCAGGTCAGCCCGCTCCTCCGGCGTGAGCCCGAGGCTGCCGCGCTCAAGCGCGCCCTCCGGGACGCGAGGGAGGTACAGGCTAGCGCCACCATACGCGCGCGCGAGCTTCACGGTCGCCTCGATACCAATCACGCCTATCAGTTCACGGTACGCCGGTGCGCGGAGCGGGCAGTCCATCTCTTTTTTGCCTCCTTGGTTAGCGGGTGCCACGGGGGCTCACCGTGTTTGAGTTAAGGGCGCTCCCGAAGTCCGGGCTCTGGGCCTCCGCGGCCATCACGGTCGCGGACCTCTGGTTCATGGCGGAGATCACCGCGCGCCGCCCCCTGCTCCATGAGTGGGAGTTCTGGTGCCTGTTGGCAGCTGCCCAGCTGGTTGCGCTCCCGATGGGATGGATGATCCTGCTCTCCCACTCAACCGAAAAGGCTGCGGAGGCGCTTCACCTCTCCGCTCAAGACATTCACGGCATGATGGACAGGGCAAATGCGATGATCGAGGACAACCGGAAGGAGCGGAGGGAGACTCTTTATCTTCTTCTTCTACTCCAAAAACAGCTGAAAGGATCACAAGGATGAGCCACAGCGCGATCCCTATCCCCACAATGTCCGTCTTGTGGCTCGCTATATCCTCTATCGCCTGCCCTACTGGCCCCATCTCTTTTTTCCCTCCTCGGTTAGCGGGTGTTATTGAGGGATGATACACACAATCGTGCACAGGAGCCAAGCGAAAAATGCACGATAGTGTATCTTCACGCCTTGCGAGCGCAATAAAGGAAACGGGCCTTAATGTTAAAGACTTCGCTGCAACATGCGGAATTCCCTATAGGACACTACAAAGCTACCTCTCAGGAGAGCGAGAGCCCGGAGCCCAAAGCCTACAGCGCATTGCCACGATTGTGCATACATCCATTGATTGGATACTGACAGGTAAGGGTGAGATGCATACGGCCCCGCCCATCCCGTCCGCAGTGCCGGTGGTGAGCGTGCCAGTGCTCGGGCGCGTGCCAGCGGGCTTCCCCGACCAGGTGCCGCAAGACCTCATCGTGGATTACGTGAGCCTCCCGGATGCCCCGCCCGGGAGCTACGCCTTGGTGGTCAGGGGAGAGAGTATGAGCCCGACGGTTAAGGACGGCGATTACGTTCTATTGAAGCCTCGGGAGGACGTGAGGAGCGGCGACGTGGTCGTGGTGAACGACGAGTGGGGAGAGACCATGCTCAAGCGCTATAGGGAAAAGGACGGAGAGCCGTGGCTCGTGAGCGACAACACGGAGTTCCCGGCGTTTAGACCGAACGATCACTACCGGATCATGGGTAAGGTGGTGGGCGTCTGGCGGAGGGTAAGGATTTAAGCACTGGCGTGGGGCGGAGATGCCACCCCACGCCAGTGTGCGCTGGCTTTAATGGCTGCCGTCGAGGATGGTATAGGTGATGGTTGAATTCGTGGCGCTGAGCACCTTAATGCGCATGGCCTTAAACGCGATCTCGGAAGACTCGTCAAGGTCATAGACCAAGTCCTGCGTAAAGGCTGGCCGGGCCATGTTATCGAAAAACTCACGATACGAGAACTTGATCGTACTGCCCGAGCGGCCATTATAGAGAAGTTCGGATGTTGAAGAGCCAAAATCCACGATCGCAGAGTCTATCTCAAAAAGCTTGCGCGGTTCAGGCAACCTGAGCGAAGCGCCAGCCCAACAGTTTTTAAATCCGAGGGCTGTGCCAGCGCTGTCCACAACAACACAGTGAGGGTAGACGGCGCCCTTCATTACTTCACACAAGAGGTCGTCATTTGTATCAGTAAACCTGCACGGGTAGGTCGCGCCCACCTGTATATTATACGTCGCCCCTATGGTTTCATGGGTGAAATCCTCCAGCGCGTGTACCGCTGGCAGCTTATTCACGTGCCCCTTTACGTACAGTGGGCTCCCAACAGTTACAGTTTGAGTCACTCCAGTTTTGATTTGTAATGACTCCATCGTCGGTGTTATCATCTTCGGCGGACCACACGCAGCCAGCATAACCAGTAGCACGGCAATTAAGATCAACCTCTTCATTCCATCCCTCCAGTCGGCGTGATGCCGCATTGTAACACGAAAGTGGCGGGGACTCAACCCATCCAGTCAGGCCCGCGCGACGACTCTTCCTGCACAGACACACGAGGCGGCAGGGAGGGAGAGGGAAGCTCGGTCGGGAACCGGTCGCAGATTGCGACCACCTTTGCCTTCAACCTTTGCCGTATTGACACATGCTGCGGACTGGTCAGTCCGCGTATCCGACGCGCCCAATGGCACGTCTACCCGGCAGGCCCGCGCGACGGCGAGCGGCGACTCGTACTGCGGTGGCCCCACAGCCACTTGCGATGATTATAGGGGGCGCGCCGCCCGACTGTGTACGGCGGATCCGAGGCGGGCGGCGAGAGGAAGCGTCTACTCTGATATACTGGCTCGTGGTTAGAGGAGGGTATTGAGCTTTGACGGTAACGGATCAACGACCGTTTGATAAATTTGTTCTTGTTAGGTAACTGTAAAGTAAGTGTAAAGAATCCCGAGCCCCATTTGTCGTGTTTTCAGGCACTTACCTGTCGTGTTCCCCCATAGTGTTTTGCAATGTTTGGCTTAATCACGAAGGTATAAACACCCATCTGGTCTGGAACCCTAGCAAGTGATGTCTTTTTGAATCTGAATTCATGCCATGTGTAATTGCTTGTATCTACATTAAAGGCATTCCATTTTTCAGGCCATAGCATAAAGGAAGACATGTGGGATTTTGCCTGATCAATCGCCTCTATATCAATCAAATCCACAGCCATGATCAATCAACCTCGCGTTAATGGCCTGAGATACGTACGCGACTGTTAGCCTAGACGTGGCAGTACAACAATCACCATCCTGATATATTTAGGATTATACCAAAAAGCCTGCAAGCAATACTAGGTTTAAGTGCAATCGAGACACTATAAGTGGCAGACAGCGCACGGGTTAAAGTCTTCTTCATCATCCAGGGCACCTAGAGTCCGCACAAGGGGAGAGTTTGCTTTGATCAGATTCTTACTCTTTAGTCTGTCTACAGCCGCATGGTGTTCAGCTTCTATTGAATCTCTTCTTCCAATAAGCTCTTGCAGTGTCTCATTATCGTTCCACGTGAATTTGCGGCCATCGGAATGTTCAGTCTCATATGCTTGAGCCTTTTTGAATAGATCTGGGTGGTGGTCATGTAGTCCGATCCATTCAATTTTCCTCTGGAAGAAGCAGAAGTAACATCCAGAGCGTGACCGCCATTCATAATACTTCGGCATGCCGATCCCGCTCTCTTCCAGGAGGCGATACACATCATCCTTAACGAGCCCATCATCTTTGAATGGGAAAACGGGGTTTATGTTTTCTTTAGAAGAAACATAGCCATCCCTGTCCTCATCGGCTCTAATGGCGATGTAGCTTATGGCCTCATCATCGCCAACGAATTTCTCAAGTGGGATGATCTTGAGCTGTTTTGTGCACCATCGAGCCACGGCAGAGGGCAAGAAGCCATTGTAGACTTTCAGCCAATGATCAAAACCTCTTTCTGCACTCAGGTAAGTAATCTTTATGCCAAGGCGAGCTTTCAGCCTATCTAGAAACTCATAGGTCTCTGGTAGCTCGCAGTTTTTGCCCGTATCACAGAAGAAATACTCAATGTCAGGGACTCTATTGTGAAGGTAGACCGCAAGGGCCGCACTATCCTTGCCACCCGAAAGCCCTAAAATATGCCTTACCTTCTTAGCCATGATGCTTCTTCTTGTTCTTAGATTCGGACTGCTCTGATATATCTTTAGGAATGATCTCCTCAATAATGGCACTCAGGATTGCTTTATTGATCTTATCATTCCCCGTGAGATATGGCTTTATCTTTGATATGATGGAGGCGACCTCTGCTTTTTCTTTTTCCTCAAGCCAGAGCACTTCACTAAACTCTCTTCCATCCTGATGAGTGATGGTGAGTTTCTGAGCGTCAATGCCCTTCTTGTCCACAGGAGAGAGATCAATGATCGCCTCTACGTTTTTAAAGCGCTTAATAAGGTCTCCCAGCTTTACTTCAAAGGTTAATTTGTCCGTATCCGTCCATGACTCAACTGGTTTGTCGGCAATTACCATTAGCACAGACTCAAGCCAAGCTTTATCACTTGAATTTGTTTCAATAATCGCCTGGATAAATCGCTTCAGGTTCAGTTCGACAACCTGTGTATTTGCGTTGACGCGCCCGGCAATCGCTCTCATGTACTCTCTGACCCCTTGCAAGTCACGCTGGGCTGAAAAAGCATTAGACAAAAGCACCTGCCCGTATGAAAGAACACGATCATATGAGAGCTGAAGCTCCTGCAAGGTTTGGATAAGACTCTTCTTGAAGGAAACGATTAGCTTGCTGTCTGAAGAGGCATGAGCATCAATAAAAGGAAATCCACAAGCTTGGGGCAGCGCTCGGAATAGAAGGTCATCGGGATCCTTTGCTTCGATCAATGCCTTCCTGACGGCTTTGGCCTCATCGCTGACAGTATCAGCCTGAAGGCTATACTTTGAAAGTTTTTGAACGAACTTAACAAGAGGGTTAACTATCCCTAAGAGGGTAGCGTTTCTTAAACCCTTTGGAGATATCTTCGTAGCAGAGAAAATTTCCGTCAGCTCCTCGAACAATTGCCTTTTAAGGCCAGATATCTGGAAGTATTTCACTGCGAATAGTTCAGGCTTCTTCACGAGGAGCTCGAAATGCTCTGGCCCGAGAACTGGGATATAAGAGCCCTCGATGTAAACACTTAAGTAATCGGAATGATATTGAATAACAGCAAGCAGCAGGACAGGGATAATGCCCGGCTTTACGCCATAAGGGGGGCATTTAAGTAATTCGTATAGCCCATCTAAGCTTCTCGCAGTTTCGGTAGAGTTTACGCAGAAGTCCTCAATTGTTGACCATACATCCATGATGCCAGAGGCACTATCGGGCTTGTCGATGCACCAGGCCGTCTCTCTCTTGGCATGTATACCTGTTCTTCTGAGAACTGATTCATACATGCTGTACTCAGGCCCATTGCCAACTATACCGAGTCTCTCAAGGTGATCATTGCTTAGCATGGCTTCAATAAGCTCTCGCCTTGCTTTTGCCCCTTGAGAGGATAATTCACGTCTATTGATTAGTTCGTTCCATAAGACAAGTCCCTTGCTATAAACCTGATCGCAAATATTAGACAGCATGGAGTTGAAATCAGGTGTCCCTGATAGCTTTATTTGCTTGCCAAGAACCCAACACTTAGCCTCGCCGGAATAATCAAAAGCTATACTCAATGTATCATTCAGAATCTTCTCTGCCACAAAGAGGCGCTGCCGCACCTCTTTACGTGCGACCCCATCTGATTGCAGCTCGCTTCTATTCTCGCTAATGCTCAATAGGGCTTTATACTCACGGCTCGCAACACGTAAAGATTCAAGCCCTGATGCACAGATAATCACAGCGGGTCGCCCATCTGTAGTATATGATTGGATTTCTGACTTTTCTGGTAATGCGCCTGTGATGTATAGAATAATCCCATCAGCATCGGGTGACTTGCATCGCAAGGGGTTAGGAATGGATTCCGAGTAAGCTCTCTCAAAATATCTTATGCCACCCGTTTTATAACTATGCCTCCTTGCAATGACTGGCTTTAACGGGGACACGGAAGAAAGAATTTCAGAGAGGGTATCGTGAATCTTCTGTTTTTCTTCAGAAACCGCATCTTCAATATCGAAATCGCTTCCTTCCCAAAGACGATATTCGTCATTAAAACGTCGATAGGTGACAAGCCCTTTACTAATAAGACCCTCTATGATGTTATCCCATTGCCCATAAGCCTTGGATGATGGACTATCAACAAGCGCAAGATTAAGAATCTTATATGACGCTTTTATCGGCGCGGCCCCCGAAACAAGATTCAGTATTCCGATAGTCTTAAGGGCAACGATTGAATCTTCATCCAAGCCGCTTGCCTCGTCAATGCGCCCTTGCACCTCTAACCACCTTTGCATATGGGAGCGCGAGGCCATATTAATCCCTGCGGTCTCAATAAAGTAGTCGTAAAGTTGGTGGGGCTTTAAGGTGGGCATTTCAAGAGAAAGCTCAGTGGACTTTAAAAAGCTCTTAAATGAATGTGGCTCATCGCTGGCAAGAAATGTAAAAAGAGTCCTATCGTTCTGTGAAAACTTGTTGCAAAGTGTAGGGAGAGTTAAGGCTGTGATTGGGTGACATGGATAAAGCTCTGGCAATTCGGCTAAAGAGGACTTTGCAAGTTCAAGCTTCTCTAACTCCTTCCTCCATGTAGCCCCCCACTTCACTAGATCCCTTTTTACCTCTGGAGTGGCTGCGTCATAGTCAATCGCATTTGCAATCAGATGCACAAGTCTAGACGTGGATTCTGAAAGCGGTATATCTTCAAACCTGCCTTGAATCTTTATCCATTCATTTCTTTGAGTTGTAGCAAGCCCATGGGAGTATTCATAAAAAGCTTGGTGGAGCAATCCAAGGAAAAAGACTTTCGGCTTCTTCGCCCCGGCAGGCAGTTCAGCGATCTGCTGAAGCAAGTATAAATCGCTTGAAGATTGGTGTTGTGCGGAATACTCCAGGTTCTTCCCGAGTTCATCTATAACAATGATCATCCCAGCCCTTGAGCTAGACGCCAAGCCCTTTATCAGACTTAATACTTGGGCGTTTTCGATAACTCTTCCGGCAGATAGATCAACATAGAGCTTATCCAATCTTGAACGCACTTCGCTTTTGGGGCCAGGGGCACTAGCCCAGTACCTATCCGCGCCATACTTAAGTCCACGTATCAACGAATGTGCAATCGGCTCTCTTTGTGCTGTTATTACTGCCTTTATTAGGCCCTTATCGTGTAGGTTCAATGAGAGCTTACGACTGCTGCCACCGGAAGCATTAAAAATCTTGACTGCATTTTTCCGTATTTCATCGTCCCTAGAAGAACACAGGGCCGAAAGGAAATGGGCGAATGCGGATTTCCCTGTGCCGTAGACGCCAGTTATAGTCCAGGCTCTTGTCGCATCGGGTGTAGTAAGAGCTTCAACAAAGCGGTCAATAACTTTTTGAATCTTCGGCGTGATAATGTAACCATTGACACTATCGGCTACCTCAAGATCTCTTTCAAGATTTACCGATCTTGTATATCTTCTCTTGATTTTTATCTGATCGAAGATGGGCATCTTAGTTATGGATCCTTTTGTAATATCCGTTTAGCACATCATTGATGATGGAGTAAGGGTCTCGACTGAAGGCCATCTGCACAAGGCCAGCAGTTTTGGACATCTCAATATCCTCAACGGCTATGGCAACGCTCTCAATTGCTTCACTAATTATGCCCTCTGTAAGCTTAAAGCACTGGCCTGGACTATTCTGCTCATATGTAAGGCGAGCTATTGATATTGTTTTTGCCCCCTCTTCAGCTGTGGCAGCAAAGTCTAGGCAAGAGGCCGCAATGATTTCATGAGTTAGCCCAATCTTAGGCCCAATACTCATGGCAAAATGTCTCCTGTCTCCATATTGCTTAACAAGCCCAAGATCCGTAAATGGGCTATCAATCGAGTCCTCAGTCAGCTGCCTAGATGAGTCTTCGACATACATTCTCAGAAGACAGCTCACATCTCTAGCCACAGAAGAAGCTGTTATGCGGCTGTTGGGAAATTCTCTTTTTGCATACTCAAATATCCCATGTTGGATATCTTCCACCATAAAGCTGGGGCGGTTAAAAACATTAAAAGTGTAGTGCCATGTTGTAGCATAGTTTGGAAGTGAGAGTAGGCTCCAATGCAAAAGCCAAAGTGACGCAGGGTCTTCAAGGTACGGATCCCACCCGTCGTTATTCAATAACCTATTGCCAAAAGCGGTAGGGACAAGGATTCTCCCCTTGCCTCTTTCTTGGACTTCTTCAAGTACTTTATACGCAATGCACCAGTACTTGATGGCTTTAACCATATTTTTCCCAACGCCAAGAATAGATGGGGCCATATCATCCGTAAAAAGATCAGGCTGCTCTGATGCTTTATCAAACCCCTTCTTTAACCACCCAAATCGGGGATGAAAGGTTTCGTGCCTGGCAAATATAGGGTGGATTATTTGACTATTTCTTTTGGCTTCTATAGTTGTCATGCTATTCCCCAGTATTTGAGAGGGCTAGGGTTTGATTAATAAGATCCTCGGGAGCGAAGAGTCTTACCTTGTAGTCATGAATCCCTAAAGACTTCAGCCATTTTACTAGTTTATTGAAGTCTCTCCATTCACGCGGGCCACCCCTCGATGCCTCAATGGTAGAGGTTTTCTCCCAAAGACATATATTAACAATAAAGACCGTGGTAGATCCAAGGCTTTTCTGGGCGGGCTTGCCCTTACTAGGAATTGCCTCCTCTACAATAACTTGAGGTTCAATCCCCTGCTTTATGAAACCTTTCAGAACAGTCTCAGTCAATCAAAACCCCCCATGTTGATAATCATTATATGTCATGTTGAAAAAAGGGTGCGGCAATTATTCTAACAATCCCACCCCCCTAAAACAAGCCCCCCTGCCGCTCGTCCTCTTCCTTTTCCTCCAATATCCGGTATACCTGACGTTCGGAGTAGCCAGTGGAGCGGGAGAGTTCGCGAGGGGCGAGGTGACGATTCGCGAGGATCCACGCGCGGCGGGCAGCGGCAAGGGCGCTATCCGCCTGGGGGATGTAGAGGTGAGCGCCGCCCATCTCTTCGGCGAGCCGGACAGCGGCCTCCACGCCGATGAGGTGGGCCACGT